CTAACCGCGGACGCGGAGCGCGCGTGACAGGTCGTCCAGTTGGTCGACGAGCTTGCGGCGCAGGAGCGGGATGATGTCGGGGTCGGCGAGGCAGGCCTGGCCGGCCTTGAGGTTGGCCTCGTCGACGGCGTAGGCCGGGAAGGCGTAGCGGCCCGCGGCTTCGCCGATGGCGGGGCCGCGGCGGGCGCCGAGGGCGACCGCGTCGGGGTAGTAGCGGATCACGTACTCGGCGGTGAGGTCGCTCTGTTCGGGCTGCCAGAAGCCCTGGGCGGTGGCGCTGAAGAGGTAGTTGGACAGGCTGTCGTCGTTGAAGAGGCGGTTCCAGGCGGCGGCCTTGGCCTCGGGGGTGGGGAGGGCGGCGCGGCAGCGGGCGGCGCCCTCCTCGCCGGTGGCGCTGGGGTCGGCGGCGAGGGCGGCGTCGATGTCGGCCTCGCCGACGGCGCCGAGGACGGCGAGGCGGCCGAGGATGCGCCAGCGCAGTTCGGGGTCGAGGGCGGGGCCGCCGGGGACGGTGTCGTCGGCGAGCCAGGCGGCGATGGTGTCGGGCTGGGTGGCGCTGCCCACGAGGGTGCGTACGGCGGTCAGCCGCATGCCGGGCTCCGAGCCGTCCTCGGTGCGGCGCAGCAGGTCGCGGGCGATGGTGGTGAGGGTGGTGAGTGCGGCCGTGCGCTCCTCGGGGGCGAGGTAGCGGACGGCGATCTCGGTGCGGGCGAAGGCGAGGACGCCCTGGACGATGGCGAGGTCGTGTTCGGCGGGCAGGTGCGCTTCCGCGGTGGCCAGGTAGTCCTGCGGGGCGAGTTCGCCGTCGCGGACCATGTCGCGCAGGCAGTTCCAGACGACGGCGCGGGTGAGGGCTTCGGGGATGCCGGAGAGGCCGCGCAGGACCGTTTCGAGGGAGGTTTCGTCGAGGCGGATCTTGGCGTAGGTGAGGTCGGCGTCGTTGAGGAGGAGCAGTGCGGGGCGTGTGCCGCTCGTCGAGACGACCTCGTCGGAGGGGACGTCGAGGTCGAAGAGCTCGCGCAGCTCCAGGGCGCGGCCGTCGGCGGGGTCGCGGTCGTAGACGCCGACGGCGATGTGGTGGGGGCGGCTGCCGTCGCGGTCGACGGTGAGGGTCCAGCCGACGGTGCCTTCGGGGGCGTCCTCGATGCGCGGGATGAGGGTGTCGATGCCGGTGGTGCGCAGCCACGCGTCGGCCCAGCCGCGGACGTCGCGTTCGGTGTGGGCGGCGAGGGAGTCGATGAAGTCGGCGAGGGAGGCGTTGGCGAACTTGTGGCGGGCGAAGTGGGTGTTGATGCCGGCCAGGAAGTCCTTCTCGCCGAGCCAGGCGACGAGTTGGCGCAGGGCGGAGGCGCCCTTGGCGTAGGAGATGCCGTCGAAGTTCAGGAGTGCGGAGGCGGTGTCGGGGACGTCTTCGGGGGCGACGGGGTGGGTGGAGGGGCGCTGGTCGGCGTCGTAGCCCCAGGGTTTGCGGGTGACGCCGAAGTCGGTCCAGGTGTCGGTGAAGCGGGTGGCTTCGGTGAGGGTCTGGTAGCCCATGTATTCGGCGAAGGACTCGTTGAGCCAGATGTCGTCGAACCAGGCGAGGGTGACGAGGTCGCCGAACCACATGTGGGCCATCTCGTGGGCGATGACCATGGCGCGGGACTGGCGTTCGGTGTCGGTGACGGCGGAGCGGTAGATGAATTCGTCGCGGAAGGTGACGAGGCCGGGGTTCTCCATGGCGCCGGCGTTGAATTCGGGGACGAAGGCCTGGTCGTAGGAGTCGAAGGGGTAGGGCTCGGTGAACTTGACCTGGTAGCGGTCGAAGCAGGCCTTGGTGATGGAGAGGATCTCGTCGGCGTCGGCGTCCATGTGGGGCGCGAGGGACTGGCGGCAGTGGATGCCGAAGGGCAGTCCGGCGTGTTCGGTGGTCACGCTGTGCCAGGGGCCCGCGGCGACGGCGGCGAGGTAGGTGGAGATGACGGGTGTGGGGGCGGACTGCCAGATGCCGGCCCCGTCGGTGTCGCGGTCGGCGAGGCGGGTGGTGACGCCGTTGGCGAGGACGGTCCAGTGCGCGGGGACGGTCACCGTGAACTGGAAGACGGCCTTGAGGTCGGGCTGGTCGAAGGCGGCCAGGACGCGCTGGACGTCGTCGAGGAACATCTGGCTGTAGACGTAGGTCTCGCCGTCGGCGGGGTCGGTGAAGCGGTGCAGGCCCTCGCCGGTGCGGGAGTAGCGCATGCGGGCGTCGATGCGCAGCTCGTGGTCGCCCGGTGTGAGGGCGAGCGGGAGGCGGTTGTCGTCGAGGGTCGCCGGGTCGAGGGGGTGGCCGTCGAGGGTGGCGGAGCGCAGTTCTTCGGGCTTCAGCTCCACGAAGGTGTCGCCGCCGGAGCGGGCGGTGAACCTGATGGTGGTGGTGGAGTCGAAGGTGTCGTCGCCGGTGGTGAGGTCGAGGCCGACGATGTAGTCGTGGACGTCGAGGAGCTGGGCTCGGAGCTGCGCTTCGTTGCGCGTCAGTGCGGACATGGGGCCCATGCTGCCGCAGTGGGCGGCCGGACCCCGAGTGTCTACTCTTCGCCGGCGGCGATCGTCTCGTGGTGGCGGATGACCTCGGCGATGATGAAGTTGAGGAGCTTCTCTGTGCCCCTGTTGCACCCGCACTGAACAGCGATCGAGCAGCGTATCTGCAGCTCACAGGCCTAGGGCTGCAGCTTGCCGTCCAGCCTCGTGCATTCTGAGGTCACTCTTAGGACACTCTCAGACCACTCCTGGTACGAGGCTCCGTCCCCTAAATATCTCCTACGGGGTCGCATCGTTTCACCAGGTCGCCAGCATGATGAGCGGCTCCCCGCCTACCTGAAGGCGAGGAGCCGCTCGGCGTCAGGATGCCGACCAAAGGGCCACCGATGTTCGACCCCCGACGCGCTCTAGGGTTGGCGTCCGCGGCGGTCGGCCAACCTTGATCACAAAAAGCAGGATGTATCCTGCAGACAAAACGATCTTGAAGTATGAGCGTCTAGTGGGTGCAACCCGCAACGCCCCCATGGATCCTCGAAGCCCGCATCAGATTCGGCGACCGCATTCGCGACGCCCGGCGCGAGGCGGACCTCACGCAAGACCAGCTTGCGGAGCTCGCGGGCATTCACCGCACCACCCTGCAAGACACTGAGGCCGGCAAGACCGACCCCAAGTTCAGCTTGATCCTGCGCCTCGCCCGAGCCCTACGCCTCCCGGCGCGGGACCTCATGCCATAGCTCTCCTCATGCCCTGTTTCGGTCACGAGGAACGCCCCTCATCCTGCCTGGCATATGCCGCTCCGGGAAGGGTGCGTGGCGCATTTATCTACACACTGCGTTCACACCCCGTGCGAATGTGTCACTTTTGCCAGTCCTGTCCCAGTGGTTCACCCCTGTCGCGCTCGAACTTACGAGCGACTTGAACGGGAGTCAACCATTCCGCCTGGCTGGTTCCCGCTCCCCCTGGCGCCGCCGCACTAGGAGGAGCGGGGGTCATGGGGTGCCGCAGCCGTGGCAGGCCCGCGGGAACCAGTGCACCGCCAGATCCGCGACGTGTGCCGGCTGCTCGCCGAGGTCGATGGCCGGGCCGACGCCGAGGTGGATCCCGCAGTACACGCATGCCGCGCCGCGGACCTGTTCCGTCGACAGATCACCGACCGGCGGGAGAGGGGGGAGGGTGTCGCTCATGCCCGTACTCTGCCCTGCCGGCCGGGACGCTTCCACCCGCCTTTCTGGGACGCGTGGGACGTTCCGCCGGTAGCGTCGCGGTACACCGTGCAGGCCGCCCTGGGGGGATCCGTGAACGTCGCGCTGAGAGACGCCATGAGCGGGGTCGGGGTGACCCGCTCGACCCTGGCCCGTATTGTCGGCGTGGACGGGAAGACGGTCGACCGCTGGCTGGCCTCGGAGGCGCGGGTCCCGCGCGCTCCGGCTCGGAAGGCCGTGGCCGAGGCATTGGGAGTGAGTGCGGAAATGCTCTGGCCGAAGGCCGTCAGGGATGCGATCAAGACCGGCACGGACCGGGAGGTCGTCGCCACCTACGCCTACCGGAACACCTGCCCGCCCACCGTCTGGTCGTCGCTGATCGACGGGGCGAAACGACGGATCGTGTTCGCCGGCTACACGAACTACTTCATCTGGCAGGAGCAGCCGAAGGCCGCCGAGCGGTTGCGGGCGAAGGCCGAGGCCGGGGTGCAGGTGCGGTTCGTGGTCGGGGATCCGGAGTCGGACGTCACCCGCCGGCGTGAGCAGGTCGAGGACAACCCGCTGACGGTCGGCACTCGCATCCGGATGACGCTGTCCCAGCTGCAGCAGATGGGCCCGCTGCCGGGCCTGGATGCGCGGTTCTCGGACGGCCACATCGCGCTCAGCGCGTTCATCTTCGACGACGAGATGCTGGTGACGCCGCACATCGCGAACCTCCTCGGGCATGAGTCGCCGATGCTGCACCTGCGCCGACTGCAGGCGGACGGCTTGTTCGACCGGTTCGCGCAGCACGTGGATGCGTTGTGGGAGGGTGGCCGGCCGGTTCCGGATGTCGGTGGCGGCTCGTAGGATCGGGGCATGATCCGGTCCGCTGAGGTCGTCAACGAGGAGATACGCGCCCTGCTGCGTGACGGCAGGCCGCTCCCGGAGGACGTCGACCGCTACAAGCGGCTCGTCGTCGAGTACGCCGAGGCGCTGCAGGCTGAGCGGGAGCAGGCCGCCTAGAATCCGGCCGTGGCTGATATCGAACTGTCCCCCAGGTTGATCGAACTGCGGCGTGCCGCGGACGCTGCGCACGCCGAGGTGCGGCGCCTTCAGGAGGAGTACGGCCGGCCGACCCAGGAGGGCGGCTGGACGGACGAGCAGCATGCGGCGTGGCAGGCGGCGTGGGTGCAGTGGCGGGAGGCTGCGACCGCGGTCGGTAACGCGATGCCGACGAAGCCGGGGCCGCTGGAGGTTGAGCGGGCGTTGAAGCGTGCGGCCCGGGAGCCGGTCGACGCCTGACAGACCTCCGCCCCGCCGGGCGCTGTCCCCGGGGCCGGGGTCCGGTGGGGCGGGATTGTGTCGCTGCAGCCCGCAGCGTCCCCGCAAGTCAGGAGCGCTGCTCGCGGTTGATGTGTCCACGGTAGACCCGGGCGCTGACAATGACCTGCGCCGATCGGCGTAGACTCGAACATGTGTCCGATCTGCCGCCCGACCTGCCCCGCCTCCGCACCCTGGAGACGTGGCTCGCCCTGAGTCTCGACCGGGTCCGGCAGCAGATCGCCGCAGCCGAACAGCAAGCCGCCGTCGACGTGCACCGGGAGCCGCCCCCACAGCCGGACTGGCTCGTCGAGTACGGCATCGGCATCGGTCGCACCCCCGTCCGCGTCCACGTCGGCGGCTGCTGGGACACCCGGTCCCGCTGCCACCCCGCCGACCGTGACCTCGCCCGCCGGGCCCTCGCCGACGGCGTCGAGGCGTGCACGCACTGCCGGCCCGACACCGCCCTCGGCGTGCTGGACTAGCCGCGGCCCCGCAGGCTGGAGGGATGGAGCATGCGCCGATCCTCGTCCACCGCATCAGCCCGTCCGGCGGCCGGCGGGTCGTGATCCGGATCGCCGGCGTCGATACCGTCCTCGGCATCGCCTACAACGACGCGGATCTGATCGAGTTCCTGCGGCGCATCGACCTGCCCGACCCGGAGGACATGGTGCTCGGGGACTCGGCGGCGATCGCCTGGCAGGGCGGCCGACCGCACGTATACCGGGACAGCGAAGAGCCCCCAGCGTGAGGGCTGGGGGCTTCTCGACGATGGTGGCGGGCCGGGACTTCACGTCCCTCCCCGGCGCAGGGGTTCGCGCTGCCCGCCCCGCGCAGACGCCGATCGAGCGTCTGGCACGCCTGCCCGTATCAAGGGCTCGGGACCAGTGTGGCACGTTGCCCTGACGGGCCGCACGCGTCCGGGACGACGACACCGGTTGAGCGCGCGACGGCCCTCCCGTGGGGAGCCGGGAGGGCGCCGGGCCGGGATGGTCAGGACCGGTTGCCACACCGTAAACCCGCAGGCCCCGGGGCGGTAGGCATATGACAGAGCGAGATTCCGGAACAGCAGAAAGCCCCCACCCGGAGGTGGGGGCTGGGTCCCTCGGCGGGATTCGAACCCGCGACAACTCTTTTCCTGTACCCCGAAGGGCGGCGCGCCGAGTGCTCTGACCTCTGAGCTACGAAGGACTGCGCCCAGTGTGGCACGCGGCACCGACAGGCGTCACCGCCCAACGCTCGGCGGTGAGAGCGACCCGCCCACCGGCGCACGTCGTCAGGAACAACCCAGCGCGGTTGTCGTCCACGACCCCGCAGTGCGCCTTGCCGTCGGACGGCCGGTAGCAGAAGACGTGCTCGCCGACCGGGGGCACGTACCCGCCGAGCGTCGGGTCTCCCGGCCAAGCCTGCGTGAGCTGCCAGTCCAGATCGATGCCGTCCATCCTTGCTCCTTCGGGTGGCTCCAGTGTGGCAGGGCGGTCAGATGCGGGCGAGGACGATCTGCCCGTCCTCGGTGAGCCGGCGCCAGAACGTCCCCTCCGACTCGTGCGCCAGCGCGGTCGCCTCAACCGGGTCGGCCGTCTCCAGCAGCAGGACCCAGTCGGCGTCGGACGGGTGGGACTTCGTCGTGCCGTACACGCGGTACATGGTCACCTCCTAACGACCTCCTTGGTTAGGAGGTAGCAGCGCATAACGTTCCCTTAAGTCCTGCTGGCCTGGGGGTCGATCACGTCTGCCGCGTCCTGGAACGCCACGTGAACGGGCCCTATCTCACCCGGGTCGTAGTCGTGGTCTCGAATGCGGGATGCCAGCTCGTGCGCGTAGTCGTTCATGAGGTCGCGTGCGGCATCTACGCTCGCGCCGTGCATCATCAGCCAGTTCCACAGCCGAGATGACGGCAGCGACGGATCAAAGTTGGACATCGCTCTCCTCTACAGGCCAATGTCGTCGGATGCTGCGTCGACCCAGCGGTCGGCATCAAGTACCTCAAGCGCGGGCCCGGCTTCCCTGCCCGTGACCGGGTTGAGGTACCGAACGGTGATGCCAAGAATCGCTGCCGGTGGGCGCTGCCGGTAGCGCTCGAAGATGGTGTCCCCTTCGTGGTGCGTACCCTCCCCCGCGTTGCAGGACTGGCAGAGCCAACCGCGGACAAGGCCTGTCTGGTGATCGTGGTCGCAAACCAGGTCCCTCACCTTTCCGCAGATCGCGCAGCGGCCGTCTTGCCAGGCGGCGAGAGTGACCGCGCCGTCGCTGATGTAGGCATCCGCTGCACACTCCATGGCCCAGAGGATCCGTATCTCCTCACGGGTGCACCCGTTGCGCTCCATTCGCGCCTCAAATCGTTCCTGCGCCAGGCCCCGTGAAGGCAGCTGCGGGGGCCAGTACCAGCAGAGTGGGTCGGCGGTCATGCTGACTCCCCTTCGGCTGTGAGGTCGCGCTGGCGCAGCGCCTGGGAGATGGCGCCGACGCTCGGGTTCTTCCCCTTGCTCTTACCTTCGGCGATGCGGAGGTGCGGCTGGATCTGCCGGATGGTGAAGCCCTTCTCTCGCAAGGCCGCGGCCTGGATCGTGAGCGCCTCCGTCATGACCGGCTTCCGGCCGCCGACCCGGCCGCGCTTCCGTGCCGACTCCAGGCCGTCCTTGGTCTTGCGCACGATGTCGCGGCGGCGGTCCTCTGCGAGCGCCAGTGCGAGGTCCAGGATCAGCGAGCGCTCCTTGTGCTCGCCGGCCGCGATGCCTTCGAGCACCTTGACTGCGATGCCGCGCTCGAAGAGGTCGTTCAGGACGATGAGGCCTTCGAGGAGGTTGCGGCCGAGGCGGTCGACTTCCTGGACGCAGAGCATGTCGCCTTCGCGGACGTACTCGATGGCGGCGAGGAGGCCGGGGCGCTCTTCGGTGAGGAGCTTGCCGCTCATCTTCTCTTCGAAGACCTTGAGGCAGATCGGATCGAGAGCGTCGTGCTGGCGTTGGGTGTTCTGCTTGTCGGTACTGACGCGGACGAGCCCGACGAGGGCCATTCAACTCCCCTTCGTTCATCAAACGCTGCGTAACCTATATGAACAGTAGCAGATAGATGAACGAGTTCCTGAACAACTGGGATGTTGGAGCAGCGAGTTCGCCCCGGGTTGGCAGTCGCGTTCATCTTCCGACCGATTGATGAACAGCTCGTCCGCCGCCACACTGTCACGGTTCTGGCACACTCCCGCCATGACGACATGCGCAACCTGCCGCAAGGACTACGACGAGTCGGACGAGGCGGCCGTCCGCGAACACACCGAGCCGGTGTACTGCTTGCAGTCGTGTCGCTGCGTCGGGCGCCCGAGCTGCTACATGTGCCACGGCTCGTTCTGCTTCTGTATCTCGCACTGACCCAGGCATGCGATACGTGGGGGTTATCGCGGTTCACCGGGCCCGTACACAGCAAAGCGCCCCCGCCCAGAAGGGCGGGGGCTGCTACTTCTCCTCGGTCTGCACCGGCTGGACCCACCGTGTGATGGCGTCGACGACCGCGGGGTCCAGCTTGGCGAGTTCGGCGATCGCCGCAGCGTCGGCCGGCTCGGGTTGGATGCCGGCTCCGGCGAGAGCCTCGTCGAGCGCGAGCGCGTTCGCCTCCTCCTCGGGCGGCGGCGCCGGGGGCTCGTCGGGCGGCGGCTGGGGTTGTTCCTCGAGGACGCCCATGTCGACGAGCGTCTCGACATCGGCCATGAGCGGCTGGCGGCGGGGTGGTGCCGGCCGCGGGGCCGGGGCTTCGTCGCTCATCAGACTCCAGTTCGGTTGTACTCGGTGATCCGATCCGGCGGTACGGGAGGCTCGATGCCCGCCTGCCGCATCTGCGTTGTGAGGTCGCCGACGTAGAAGACGAACGCGCGCACCAACGAGCGCAGCGACCGCACTTCCTCTCGGGTCTCCGCGAGGTCCTGCGTCTGCTTCTCCCGGATCTCACGGAACGCCTGCAGGTCGGCTGCCCTTTGGGCCGGCTCGCTCTGCACCACGGCTGCGACTTCGGTGGCGCGCGCCGTCGCCGCAGCCGCGGCCCGTGACGAGCGTGCCGTGTACATCGCCCCGATCAGCGTGAGTACGGCCGCGCTGACCGTTACTACTGCTGCCCAGACCCCTGTCATCCGCCCTCAGCTCTCCGGCCGCGCGGAGACTTGGGCACTGAGTGCTCGGGCACCGTCGCGGCCCACATGATCACCCCCACGTGAGAGGTGAGGTACCAGACCGCGACCCAGGCGCCACGGGAGTAGTCGCCAGAGATGACGGCTACGAGGTAAGAGATCGCCCACACGGCCGGCGGAACCAGTGCGGCGACAAATCCGAATCGATCGCGGCCCACTCGCAGGAACGCGGAGGCCGTCGTGATGAGCCCAGCGACGATCCACAGCCAGGCCCAGCGTTGAATGCAGAAGTGCGGTCCCCAGCGGGTGAGGAGCTGCAGCCCCTCGGTCCCCGGCGGGTTGATGATGAATGACACTCCCCAGCAGGTTTTGCCGATGCCGAGGATGAGGAGGAAGGTGCCGCGGCGGCCCAGCAGACGATGGAGCCGCCGGACCGCACGGCACTTCACCTACACCGCCCGCGGGAGGGGCGGCTTGATGGGGCTGCTCTGCTCCAGCCTCGTGTCCGGCAGCGGCGGCGTGATCTGGGTGCGCTCGTACAGGGCGAGACCGGCGGCGATGGCGGCCATGACGTAGGCCTGCAGGTCCGCGGACCAGTCGAGGCCGAGACCACCGAAGAGCGCCATCACGGCCTGCGCAGCCTGGAGCAGGGCGGCAGCCCAGGCTCCCGTCTTCGCCACGATCGCGAGGATGAGGCCGACGACGGACGCGGCGAGCACGTTGATGGCGGTCTGCGTGCCGGCGCTGACGTCGAACTGGTAGCCCAGCAGCTTCACGACCGCGGCGATGAAGCCGAGGATCAGCGCGGGTTCTCTCCCGAACAGCTTCATGGCGGTTCCTCTCAGCCCCGGAGGGCCTTGTCGTAGGCGAAGAGCTGATTGAACTGGGCGTCACCGTCCGCGGTCCCGGGGATCCAGTAGTCGATCTCCGGGTTGCCCCACGCCCAGAACTCGGCGGCGCTGATCTGCCGGATGAAGCCGTTGGGCCAGATCCCGAACACGGCGCGGCCGTCACCCTGCTGCGGCTGCCCCTTGACGAGGATCAGCCCGTCGGGCTTGGGGACGGTGGGCGCGGGCGGGGTGGTGGGAGGAGTGGTCATCTCAGAGTCCGATCGCTCGGTAGGCGCGCGGCCGGCGGTACCGGGGCGCGGGAACAGGGGTGGGCGGGGTGGGCTTCGGCGGCTGAGTCGGCGCGGCGCCGGCGGCGAGCAGTGCGACGCGGTCGATGGCACCCGGGTCCCAGTGGTCGTTACCGGGGACGTTCGAGTGCCCGTAGTGGCCGCCGCGGTTCAGCCAGACGGAAAGCGGCCGCGGAGAGTCGTCGCTATACGACTGGGCGAGCCGTCCAGCCGGCCACTCGTCCGGGATGCCCCAGGAGCGGATCGCCCGCAGCAGGGCGGCGAAGTTCTTGCCGGGCTTCCAGTAACCGGTGAAGGCAGTGCCGGCCTTGGCCATGACCTCGATCTGGATGCAGACGAGCCCGGTTCGGTTGGTCCGGGTACTGCCCGCGTTGACCAGGGCCTTGGCTGACTTGTTGAGCGGGCCGAACTGTCCGAGCCGGTCCGTGCGGGGGTCGTACAGGATGTGCGGCTCGTAGTTGTTCGCCATCAGGTAGTCGGCGGTGCCCTGGAAAGCGGCCTCGCTGCCGGAGCTGCCCTCGGTGGTGTGCCAGACAGCACGCGGCGGGTTGCCGGGGGTGTCCATCGGGCCGGAGCCAGCGATGTTGCCGTCGCCGAGGCGGGTGGCCTCGGGGATCCAGATCTCGCCCATCGGCGATACCTCCAGGGCATGAGAAAGCCCCAGCCAATACGGCCCGGGGCTGGGGTCGGTCAGGTGTGCAGGAACTCGATCTGGATGGATGCCGCGGTGCCGGCGGGGACGTCGGTGTTGAGGGCGCCGCCGGACTGCTGCAGGGCGGACATGGTGATCTGCCGGCCAGCCGCGAGGTTGGCGATGCAGGTCCGCTCCTGCAGGGTGCCGACCGTGGAGCCAGCCGCGCCGCCCTGGGAGCCGGGGATCTGTGAGCCGTTGTCGTTGAGCCACATGGTGCGCCAGCCGCCGCCACCGGACCCGACCCACGACACCATTGCCGTCAGCCTGTACTTGCCGGCGACCGGCGTTGCCCAGTACTTGCCGGGCACGTTCAGGCCGGAGGTGTCGTCGAGGATCGCGTTGCTGAGGTTGATCGTCGTCGCGGTGTTGTGCGGAATCGACTGCGTCGACGCGGCATACACGAACGCGGAGAAGGACTCCACGATCCAGGCGCTGCCGTCGTAGTACGTCCACAGCTTCTCGGTGGCGAGCCAGGCCCGCATGCCGGCGACCGGGCTAGTGAGCGCGGCCGCGCGGGCGGCGGCGTTCGTAAACCGCATGTTGGACTGGCCCACTGCCGCGGCGAGGCCCTGGGCCAGCACCTGGGCGTTCGGGGCGTCCGTGAGCGCCGCGACCTGGATGCCCTGCCCGTAGGCGTCTGTGGTGCTCACATGCACCCCTTTCTATGTGAGGCGGAATGTGGCGCCGTCGAGGGTGGCCCAGATCGCGGTGCCGCTGTAGTCGGTGATCTGGATGGTGCCGTCGGTGTTGACGTCGAGGGCGCCGTTGACACCCGGGTTGACGATCGTTGAGAACCGGGCCTTCTGTGCGGGCCGGGCAGCGGTCGGCAGCGTCGCGATGGTCGAGGTGCCCGTCGTCGAGCCGGGCGCCTTGGCCAGGCCGGACAGGGAGACGGTGCCGTCGCCGTTGATGCGGTAGGCCGGCGAGTAGTGCGGCGCCCCCCAAGCCGACCAAGTGCCGTTATAGGTCAGCGCCTGCCACGTGCCCGCCGTGGTCACCGGCGCGACGCGGCCGACGGCCAGCCAGTTCCCCATCCCCGACACGGTCAGGATGATCGTGTCACCGACGACTGGAGTGACGTAGAGGTCGGTGCGGCGGGCGACAACACCGTCAGTCGTCGTGACCGTGCCCGTGGTCTGGATTGAGGCAACTGTCGCCAGCCGCCAGTCCGCTCCACGGATACTCGGGTCCTGGTCCGAGGCCTGCCTGACCTGGGACTGGAGGCCATCGCCGAGATCGGCCGCCTCTCGGAGAACGGAGTTCACGTGTCCTCCTTTGCCGAGATCGTGCGGATCGTGAACGCGCCGCCGACCTCAAGGGGGACGGGAAACGCCGCGACTTGGTGAAGCTCGGCGGTGCCGTCCTCGTAGATGACGCGGAGAACGTCGCCCGTCTCCAAGGCGGGGTTGGGGAGCGTGGTCAGGTCGGCGGAAGCGTTCGCGGCCTGGGCCTGCCGGAGCCGTAGCGTCGCCGCGAGGGTTGCCTGCAGCGACGTCAGGATCGCCGGCGAGGTCACAGCCGTCGGGTCCAGGCGGTGGCCGTAGGGGCCGTCCCAGTAGGTGGGGCTGCCCGGGTCGGAGTCGACGACGAGCACCTGGAACGGGGCGACGCCGGCCTCGCTGTTCTCGCCGCGGCCAAGGACCCCGTTGTAGACGCCGTCGCTGCTCATCCCGCGGGAGGCCTGTACGTAGGTGCCGCCCTCGGCCGCTGACACCGTCCAGACAGGTTGCGTCGTCAGGACGTCGGGGAGCTCCTCCAGGACAAAGGAGGCGTTGCCGTCGACGTAGGCCTCGGCGCCGATGACGGACGCCAGCTCCTGGACCGCCGCCCAGGGGTCCGCACCAACGTCCCAGGTGCGGGCACCGATTGCGGTGTCAACGAGCGAGCCGACCACAACGGAAGCCGTGGGGATGGATCGCTGGATCAGTGCCGTGATAGCGCCGACCGCAGTCCCGGTCGCCCGGTACGGGGTGCTGAACCGGTCGTCGGAAACGACGCTCTCGAGGCCGTTGCCGGTGATGGTGACCGGGCCGACATCGACGTCGCCGTCGACGTCGTCGATGCGGAACGTTCCGAGTGGCACGACCTCCTGGGAGCCGTCGCTGTACCGGACGCCGCGGCTGATCCGGAGGCGGGCGCCGTAGATGCTGACCTTGTCGGCGGCGGTCCTCGGGATCAGCGTGGGGTCGGCCACCGTGACCGTGCAGGTCCGTCGCACGGACCTGTTGCGGTCCACCGAGACGCTGCCGCCGGTGATGTCCAGCGTTTCCTCGCCGCCGTCGGTACGGATGAGGACCACCTCGGTGACTACATCATGTGACTCGGCGATGGCCTGCAGGAAGCGATCCGAGACGGCGTACATCAGGCTCCGATCTTCCGGTCCAGGAACACGTCCTCCCAGGTCGCATACTTGGACAGCACCTCAGCCCAGGTGGCGTTCTCGGTGAGGACGTCCTGCCAGGTGCGGCCTGCGGAGCTGGCGACGCCGACCGTGACCGGCATGTCGACCTGCTTGACGGGCAGCTGCCAGGTCCGCCACTCGTCGGTGGCCAGCCCCTTTCGCTCCTCCGTGGCAGCGCTGACGGCGACGTACATGTCGTCGACGCCGTGGCCGGGGGCGGCCTGCCACAGCAGCACCGACCCGGAGTCGAGGAGCCGGTGCAGGGCCTCCCGTTCTGCGTCGGTCTGGGTGAACACGACGAGGGTTCCCTCAAGGCCACTGCGGACATCGCTGAGGACGACCGGGTTGCGGCGGTGCCGGACCCTGAACTCGGCCTGCGTGACCGGCCGCGTCCACGACGGAGGCTCGGCCATCATGACCTGCATGTTCCGGTCCGGGCGGCCCGGATCTTTCAGCCACGCGTACTGGTTGTCGCCGGCAGCGAGGGTCACGCTGTCGCTGGTGCGGGTCTCCGGGGTCGCGCCGACGCTGGCCGCGATCTCCACGTAGTACGTCACCGGCACCCCGAGAGGCGCCTCTGCGTCCTCGATGATGGCCTGGTCCGCGGTGATCGCCTCGCTCTGGATGAGTCCGGACGGGCCGCGGACCAGGGTCCGGGATCCGTCTGCGGTGACACGCCACACGGTCAGCAGGTAGCCGACCGTCAGCTCCCGCAGCGTCAACGTGACCACCGCGGTCGGATCGTCGCCATCGACCTCGATCTGCGGCAGCGCCTCCCACACCTGCACCGCGTCGATCCGCAGTGCCGAGGAGGTGGCCGTCGCCGTCAGAGTCAGCTCCACCGCGGCCTGCGTCGCGAGCGCCGGCGCCGTCCCGCTGTGGGTGAGCACCCACCAGTCCGGCGTCGGTGCGGCCGCCGACGTCGACGAGGTGAGGCCTAGCGAGTTGTTCGCAGCGTCGTACCAGCGGATGTGCCGCTGGATTGTCCACCCGCCCGCGCTCACGTTCGTGTACAGCTGCAGCCGGAAGCTCTTCCCCGCCGCGGCACCTGCCGGGAAGCGGGCACTGCGAATGGTGCTGGCCGTGGCCGTCGCCGAGGACACGGTGAGGGCGTAAGCGCCGTCGACACCGTAGGTTCCCCACGGCGAGGACCGGGCCAGTGTGGCGACACCGCTCGTCACCGTCCAGCCTGCGACGTCCTTCTCGAACGAGGCGTCGGCGTAGGGGATGATGCTGCCCTCACGGATGACCGGGGCGGTCGCGATGACCGCGGTGTCGATCCGCATGACCTGGGCCGCCGTACCCGAGGTGATGCCTACGGCGAGCGTCGCGTAAGCGGTAGTGGCTGGCGCGACCGCCGAAACCCTCTGCTCGTAGTAGCCAGTTCCCGGAGCCGCCAGGTTCGACCTGGTTGCCGTCAGTAGGACGTCCGCAGCTGTGTAGAAGCGGAGCTCCACCCACACCGTCGACCCGGACGTGGGCGGACTGAGATAGCAGCGGCCGATGTACTCGACGCCTGCGGTCGCGGCCGGCTTCTCCGTGACCTTCGCCGCGGCGTTGCCGTTCGCGGTGACCGTCAGCGCCAGCACGTGCCCGCCGGCCAGGTAGTAGTCGACCGGCCACGACACCATGGGCGCCTGCCGGGTGATCGAGCAGTTCGTCTCCGCCACCCACTTCAGGGTGGCGTGCTCGATGTTCTCGGCATCCGCCGACAGCAGGTTGCCGGTGGTGCGCATCGGAACGCCCAGGTAGACGTTCTCGAAATGGTTGACGACCGATCCGGCGGCCGGGGTTGCCGACACCACCACCTGCACCCACGCGGTACCGAGAGGCGGTGTGCCGGACACGCTGATGCGGTGCCATGTCGCCGAGGCGGTAGCCGTGGTCAGCGACCACGTGATGCTGATCTCGGCGTTGAAGGAGTTCATCCAGCGCAGGCCGATGCGCTCCGGGACCGTAGCCCCGGAGGCGTCCGCGAACGCCTGATACTCCTGCCCGCTGGCCACTGGGTAGAAGCCGGTGGTGCGGGCCTGCATCTCGCCGGCGGCGGTCGAGGACAGGCGTAGAGTCCCGTCCCCCGACCTGCCGCCGGTGCCCTTGCTGATGCTGCAGTTGAGCTTGGCCACCCACCCCGTGGTGTTGGGGTCGATCGTCTCCGTGACCTGCGACAGCATGTTCCCAGGGATCGCCACTACTACCCCCTTCGTCCAGGCTGGATCGCCCGCCGCAGCTCCCGCATCCCGCCAACCACGCGCGCATCCGCGCGGGTGTCCACGTAGGCGCTGAACTCGTGGCCGTCGACGACGAGGGTCAGCGCGTCGCCGGGCTGAATGCCCTGGGCGGCGTTCGCCAGGGCGTTCTCGGCGAGGCGCCACTGGGGCGCGGTGAGGATGGCCTCAGGCCGCCCCGTCGCATTGACCGCGGTAGTGACTCCTGGCTGGAGCCAGCCACCGCTGTCGTACTTCCTGAGGGCGGGCACGAAGCCGTACCGGTCGTGGAAGAGCGGCGAGTTGTAGCCGCGTGCGCGGGAGCCCACGACGACCCCATCGCCACCACGGGACTCGACGTTCATGCCAGCGAGGGTGCCTGCCGTGTGGCCGACGCCATCGTTGGTGATGCCGATCATGAACGGGCTCTGCAGGTTGCGCTTCCAGCCGGCCGGGGCCGTGTCCCCCTGGAAGGAGAACGTCGACCAGAGACGCCCGCCGGGACTGAGGCCCTGGATGACCTTCTGGATTCCGGACATGAACCCGGAGCAGTCCCATGACGGGTCGCCCGCGCCGCCCCACTGGTAGGGTTTGCCGGCCTGCGAGCGGGCGAAGCCCATCGCCGCGGCGACTGAGCCGCTTGCAGATCCTCCGATGAGACCCTCGGCTGCCGCGACGACCTTGTCCTTCAGGGCCTGCAGCATCTTGATTGGGAACTGGCTGAGGGCTTGCGCCCATTGCGAGCCCGTAAGGTTGGAGCCGATCTGGTCGCGGATGAACTTCGTTGCCGTGTCCCAGGCCTTGCTCGGGCTGGTCATGAATTCGATGCCGTCCATAAGGGCGCTGCCAATCTGGCGAGCCTTCCCGGACAGCCAGTCCACGACGCCGCCGTCGGCGAACCGCGGGATGCCGACGGCGCCGCCCTTGGCGAAGGCGGAGCCGCCTCGCGCGGCTTGCGCTCGGAGCGCTTCGACCGCGGCGTGGCCGCCTGCGCCGCGGACCTCGGCCGCGGTCCACACGTGCTCGCCGTTGGAGAGGAGCGCGGGGATGGAGTCGGAGGTCGCGGTGCCAGCGCCGAACACCGAGCCGCCGGTGGCGAAGGTCGCCACGCCGAGCGTCTTGGAGCCGGTGAACTCCGCGATCATGTTCCAGACCTTGCGGATGCCGTTGTTGTAAACGGTGTCGATGATGAACTGGACGGGCTTGCGGGTAACGTCCTTGAGGCCGTCCCAGATCTTGCCGATGCCGCTGACCCCGGTCTCGAAGGAATCACGGACGTAGCCGATCCCCTTGGAGACGCTGTCAAAGGCAGGCTTGATCGCGTTGCTCCACACCCACTTGATGGCGGTACCGATGCCGTCCCAAGCGGGCTTGATGGCGTTCTGCCAGAGCCACATCGCCGCGTCGGCGACGAGGTGGACGCCAGCGACGATGTTCGTGAACGTCGGCTTGATGCCGTTGTTGTACAACCACATGGCGCCCAGTGCGATCGCGTCCCAGGCCGGCTTGATGGCATTGGTCCACAGCCACATGGCTCCTGCGCCCACCAGGTGGATGCCGGCGACGATGAGGTCAAACGCCGGCTTAAGGCCATTCGTCCACAGCCACAGGGCTCCGGTAGCGATGGCGTCGAAGGCAGGCTTGATGGCCGCATCCCACAGCCATCCGAAGACGGCGCCGAGGACCTTGATGGCGACGATGGTGGGGCCGACGAAGACGACGAGGATCCCCGTCGCGACGAACTTGATCGCCTCCCAGATCCAGCCGAGGGCGGGCTTGAGGGCGTTCTCCCACAGCCAGAGAGCTGCGGCACCGACCGCCTTGAGGCCGATCATGAAGCCCTCGAAAGCAGGCTTGATGATCGATTCCCAGGCGTACTTCACCGCGGTCTGGATGCCCGCCCAGGCTGCCTGGACGATGGCGCGGAAAGTCTCCGAGCGCTTGTAGGCGATGACGATGGCGGCCGCCAGGGCAACGAGCGCGATCACGATGAGGGTGATCGGGTTTAGCGCCATCACTGCGTTGAGGACCGCCTGCGCTGCCGCAAAGCCCTGCGTCACCGCGGTGCCGAGGAGGATCGCCGCTCGGTACACGGAGAACACGGCGGTAACCGCGGCCGTCGCAATGGCCTGCGCGTTGAGAGCGATGGTGACACCGCCAATGAGGATGGCGACCGGAGTCAGCCACACACCCCACTCGCGCAGCCAGTCGACCACCGCCAGGCCGGCCCCCAGCAGGAGCTTGAAGGCGGAGACGAGCGGGCCGACGATCGTCGTGGTGAGCGTGGTGAGCGGCGGCAGCAGATACGTGTTGAGCCCGTGCGCCACTTGCAGAATGACGGGCAGGGCTTCGCCCGTGAGGAAGTCCACGAAGTTCTGCTTGAGGCTCCGGTAGAAGACCTCGAATTCGTGGACCGGGCCCGAGTGAATCGTCTCCCCGAGCTTGGCGGTGGCGCCCGTGATCAGGCCCATCCCGTCGATCGCAGCGTTCGGGTCAAGGGCGAAAAGGGCGTTGCCGAGGTCCTCGGCCTGCGTCCCGAACAGGCCGACAGCGGCGGCATTCTGCTCGACCGGGTCCTTCATGGAGCGCAGCTTGTCCAGAACGATCTGCAGTCCCTCACCCGCGGTCTCGCCGCCCTTGGCGATCTGCAGGGACATCTTCTCGGCGTCCAGTTCGAGCGCCTTGTAGGCGTCCTGCGACGACTGACTCATGTCGATCGCGCGGATGCCGAATTCCTTGAAGGCGTCCGCGATGATGTCGGTGTCTCGGGCGCCCGCTTTGATGCCCTGCTGGAACAGGCCGAGCGCTTCCTCGCCGTCGATGCCCAGCTTCTTGAACTGGATCGAGTACTCCTGGAAGGTCTCCAGGAGGTCTTCGGCGTTCGGACCCAGCTTCTGGAAGCCGACCGTGATCAGGTCGAGTGCGTCCTCGGCTGACGGCGCCAGCCCGTTCTTGAACATGGCCGCGACGGCCTGCGTCTGCAGCGACATGTCGACCGCGAACGTCGTCGCGACGTCGGACATCTTGGCGGAGAGGGATTCCAGCTGAGCGTTCGTGGCATCCGGCGACACGAGGCCGGCGTTGACCACTGCGCGGATGGCGTCGGCGCCTTCCTGGAAGGTCTCTACCAGGCCCTTGCTGTATAGGCTGCCGGCGACCTCGCCGTACTTCCCGGCATCCTTGGCGGTCGCGCCGAGCTGTGCCTGCAGGGTGGAGGTGATGCCGGCCTGCTCGATCGCCTCGGTGATGCCGGCGACGAGGATCGCGCCAGCAGCGGCCCCGGCCGCGGCCGCGCCGATGAGGAGCTTCTCCTTGAGGGTTCCGCCTGCGGCCTGTCCAGCATCGGCGCCGGCGTCCTCCGACGGGCCGACGAGCTGGCTGCGCAGTTCGTCGGCGATGCCGCGGACGGAGGGGATGATCTGGATCGTTGCGTAGCCGACGTTGGGCATCAGGCCACCCCCGTCCGGTTAGGCGATGCGTCCGTCCGCGATTGCCTGGGCGCGCTCGCGCCTGCGGGCACGGGCGGCCTCGAGGCGGATGACCCGGTCCTCGCGCTTGGCCTCGTCGGCCTGTTTGCCGGCGGCCCACCAGCGCGGGTACGGCTTGGGCACCTTCGGCAGGTTGGCCTTCTTGTCGACGTTGCTGGCGACGATGTGCCAGTCCACGTTCTGGAGCATGTCGAAGATGTCGGCAAGGAGGACTGCCTCGGCCGTCGGCTCAGCGCGTCCTTGGTTAAGGGCGGTCCGGAGCCGCGACGTAGGCGGCAAACCCTGCACGAGAGATCCCAGCTCGCGCCATGTGAGCTCGCCGGTGTAAAGGTGCTTGAGGCGGACGCCGGGGTAGGTTGCCGGAAGGTCTGCCTCGAGGGCTCGGCCGTGCCTCCGGATCAGTTCCCGGAGGCCTCGGATTCCCCCGGCTTAAGACCGCAGTGCTTCTGGTAGGCCGTGAAGAGGGCCTTCATCTTGTACTGGGGCAGCTTGATCTGTCGGAACTCCGGCCACTGCTCACCGAGGGAGATCTCGAAGATTCCGATCATGGCCTTGACCTGGCCCCCTTCGGCGGCCTCTACAAGATCCCAGATGTCCAGGCCCTCGAGGTGTTCGAAGGTCCAGCGCCGGCCGTTGAAGTGGATCCGGAAGGGCCGGAGTTCCACCTCGGATTCGACGGCGTCGAGGTTGAAGTCGAAGGGCTGGTCGTCGGCCGGCTTGGTCGCGGTTCGGGTGGCCATGTCAGTGCTCGCTTTCGGGTCGCGGTTCGGGGCGGATGATCTGCACGGTGGCGGCCATCAGGGTCATGCGGACGGTGCTGACGCCATCGGGGTTGAGGCCGATCTCCATGGGCTGGGTGGCGACGAGCCAGGGGAAGGGTTCGCCGTCGACGAGGATGGCGTTGCCGTGGATGACTATCTCGCCAGCCAGTTGCGGCTCGGGGGCCTGCTGCCGCTCGGCAGCGTCGCCAGCGGCGAGGGCCGCTACGACCTTGCCCCGCAGGTTTCGGGGAAGCTCCTGGCCGGCGCTGATGAGGCTGAGCTCGACGGCCTTGTCTTGGATCTGCTGGTCGCTGTAGCTGATCGGCACAGGGGTGGCCTTTCGTCGCGGTTCTGGTGGTGCACCGGGGCGCGGGCGAACCGCGACGAAGGACCGCGCCCCGGCGTCTGGGGCGCCGGTCAGGTAACGGTGACGGCGCAGGTGTCGGACTGGCCCTCGTAGGTGGCGGTGACGGTGGTCGAGCCGGGGTCGACGCCGGTGACGAAGCCTGCCGACACCGTGGCCTTCGCAGGCACGGACGACGTCCACGAAGCGAGCGCGGTGACGTTCGCGGTGGAGGCGTCGTCGTAGGTGGCGGTCGCGGTGAGGGAGCCGATGGCACCGTCAGCCACGGACAGCGTGGTCGGGATAGAGATGCTGACCAGGGTGGGGGTCGTCTGCCGGTCGAAGAGAACGCCGTCGCCGGTGGGGTAGATCGTGGCGACGAACGTCATCGACTCGAGGTCGGTTTCGTTCTCACCGTGGTCGCCGTCGAGGGACACCTCGGCGTAGTTCGCGGTGATGAGCCGGCGGACCTTGTCACCCTCGCGGGTCTCGAAGGCGACGAGGACCTTGGCCGGGCGGGGGACCTTGATCTGCGTCTCGGTAGATCCGGGCCACAGCAGGGAGAAGGTGGTGTCGTTGTCCTCGAGCGCGGTGAACGACTTCGTCAGCTTGAAGTGGTTGCGCGACGTGCGGACGAGGATGCCGCCCCACGCGAACTTGTCGTCGGTGTCTTCGTCGCGGGACTCGGGGAAGCCGTCGTCGCCGTCGAGGAGACCGACCAGATCCCAGTCCACACCGAACGGCGTGGACGCGTTGGCGGGCAGGGTCGCGGAGAGGTTGGTGGAGATGTAGACGTCCGCGTCCGTCCACAGATTTGCCTTCAGCGGGTCGCCGGCCACGGCGTCCTCCTTCACTCGGGTAAGGGTTGTCGCCGCAGTTCAGGGGCGGGGTTAGAGCGGGACGGGCTTGACGTTGGTGTTGACGACGAACGTGGACACGTCCACGAGGGAGACGTCGTCGACTGCCGGCAGCGGCCCGGTGACGGGGCGCACGCCGCGGATGATGGGGCCGGAGTGGACTAGCAGGAGGCCCTGGCAGAGCATCGCCAGGTCGTGCGCCTGGTCGGCGTCCTCATGCCATGCGGTCACGCGCAGCAGGACCTTTGCGTTGGCCATCGACGGATGCGGCAGGTCGCCGTCCTTGCGGACGAGGACGTAGGGCAGGTGCGGGGTCTCCGGCGAGCGGTCGCCTGGCACAAGCGAGCCAACGGTGACGCCGTCCGTGTAAGACTCCGGGCGTCCAGCCAAGGCTGCCCGGAGGATCTGTACGCCCGCGGCCTGAGCGTCGGCGAAGACGACGAGCGGCTTCACTCCTCAGCTCCAGCAGCCTTGACCTCCAGCCCGGCCGCCGAAGCGGACTGGGTGAGGATCCCGTCGCGCGCCTGCCAGGCCATGCCGCGCACGTCGGCCACAACGACCGTGGCGGCGCCGCGGTCCGTCGTGTACTTGCGGACCTCGATCGGTACGCCTGATGGCACCTTGGCCTTGACGTTGTCGGCAACGGTCTGGGCGTAGCCGTCGACCAGGTCGCGGACGGCCTGCCCCTTGAGAACCTCCCGCACGCCGGCGGTGTCGAGTTCGAACTTCTCCAGCATTGGCGGCCTCCTATCCGGTGACCCGCTTCATCTCGAACTCGATGTGGTGGACCGAGTCGGTGAACAGCTCGGGCCAGCGGGCCACCTCGCCGTCGACCTCGCAGGTCATGCCGTCCCACTCGATGCGGTCGTCCGCGCGGATGTCGGGGGCGGTGCCCTCGGCGGACTGCACATGCCAGCCGGTGACCTTGGCCGTGCGGGAGGCATCGGTTGTCTCCTGCTGGATGCTCGGCTGGATGTTCACCTGCTGGACCGTGACGCGGGTTGCCGTTGCCCAGTCGCGGACCGTGTTGCCCGCACGGTCCGGGCGCGTGCCCGCGCGCACGCGCACCAGCGACTGGTTGAACATCACGCGTCGCTCCCGGTCTGCACCTGGTGACGCTCGACCGCCTTCGACCACTGGCTGGTCACGCCGGTCTCCCAGGTGACGGACTGCCCGCCGACCGCCTTCGACTTCAAGCCGGGCTGACCGCCGTAGCCGGCGCGCGCCTGCTCGATGACGGCCTCCTGGATGTCGGAGGGAGTCTGCGCCCAGCCGTGGCTGTAGGTGACTTGGATGCAGCGCAGGCGGGCCGGCCAGTACTGGCAGCCCAGACGGCGCAGGAAGCCCGCCTCGGACCAGTCGTAGTCGGTGCCCTCGACGAGCTCCTCGCCGTCGAGGAGAACCTCCGACACGCCGACCGTCGGCCACACCGGGAGGAGAACGGACTCGCGCCCGTTGCCGTCAAGGGTGACCTGCTCGTTCTCGACAAGGGAGACCTCGTGACCCACTTCGCCACGGAAGCGATTCGATGCGGAGGTGAGCGCGGCGAGCAGGAGGGGATCGCCGGCCGGCACGCGCAGCCATACGGCCAGGGCAGCAGGGTCGGCCAGCGGTGTGTCAGTCGCCACCACCCGCACCGCCCTTGCCTCGAGGCGCACGCGCCTTGTTGGCAGCGGCGGCGCGCGCCTTGTTCGGTTCGGGGGACGCCGCCTTCGCGCCGCTGCCCGATTCGACGAGATCCTCATCGGACAGGCCGTGACGTTCGGCATCCTCCGTGCTCAGCTTGAGGACGGACTCGCTTCCGCCGGGCGATGTGTACCGGTACTTCCTGAGCGGGCCGCTCATGGCGGACACCTCCACGATGTGCTGATCGACAGGGACAGCGGTCGAGGGCGGGCCGCACGCCGCATGCTCGGCACCGCATGGGCACCGCCCTTGAGCCGTCTGCCGGAGGAACAGGGTCACGATGCGAGCTGGCCGGACGTCCGCATCGCGGCGAGCAGCGCATTGACCTTGGTGCGGAGCGCCAGGTAGTCGGCGCGCAGGGCGTCGTACTCGGCCTTTGTCGGGTTGGCGCCAGCGGCGACCACGGAGGTAGCCGCGGCCGCATCCGCTACGGCTGCGGTCTGCTTGCCCTCGCGGGCAGCGCCGGCCCCTGCGTTCAGGTATGCCATGTCGAGCCCCTCCTTACGCGGTCAGGTCGATCTCGACGAAGGCGTTGGGCTGCAGGACGCCGAAGGCAGCACGCATCTCGGCGAGGATCGCGACGAGGTTGCGGACGAAGAAGTCCGCGTGGGAGTCGGTCATCTGGATGGATGCCTGCTCGCGGTCCCACAGGACGGCCTTGCGGAAGTCGCCGACATAGCCGGTGCCCGCAGGAACGGCTTCGGTCTCGATGACCGGCAGCCCCCACAGGACGGACGCCGAGCCGACACCCTGCGGGCCGCCGAAGTAGAACCGGCCCTCGTTGTCCTGCAGGAGGTCGATCGTCTCCAGGTCCGCCGGGTTGAGGAGGTACGCGTTGGCGATGGAGCGGCCCACGGTGCGGACCTTCGTCTTCGCCTTGCGGGCAGTGGTCAGCGCGTTGGTGTCCCAGGCCTGCGCCTGCACGCCGGACACGTTGCCGAGGCCCTCGAAGTTCTCGCCGGTTCCGTCACCGGAGATCATCTGGTCTTCGAGTTCCTCCTCCAGTCCGTAGCGGAGGAAGGCGTCGATGAGGGTCCGGATCTGCGCAGCGTCGGACAGGGCACGCTTGGTGACCGGGATCCAGTGCGCGATCGTCCGTACCGGGGTGGTGACCTTCGCCGCGGCGAGCGCCGACTCGGGCTTGTAGCCGCCGCCTGCCGCGTTGACCAGGGCGCCCGGGACGGAAGCCGGCGCGGTCGGTGCAGCCGAGCTCGTCGCTTCCGCGACCGGAGCGGCGTTGTTCGTGGTCGACGTCATGCGGACGTACTCGACCGTGTCGCTGGTCGTGGTGCCGTTCGTCACCACGTCCCGCAGGCGCAGCGGGCGCTGGAACGAGTCCAGTGCCACCTGCAGGCCGCGCATGTCGTTGGTGACGAACGCGCCGGCAGAGGTGTCGGACAGGCCGGTGACCAGGCTCTTGTAGCCGACAGGCAGGGACTGCACGCGCTGCTTCGCACCGAACTGGCCGTTCGCCGTGGTGCCCATCAGCGCCGCGTACTCGGCGGACTTCACGAAGTGCTCGCCGAGGGAGGTCTTCTCGTCGGGGACGATCAGGCCGCTGGGGGTACGTCGTTCGCCGGACTTCTCGTTGAGGGCGATGTCGTCGCCGAGGTCGGCGAGGGCGGAGCGCAGGGTGGCGTCGCCCTGGGCCTTGGCCAGGCCGGCCTTAGCCTCCTGCGCCTTGGCCATGTGCTCGTTGAGCGCGGTGCGCTCATCGTCGTAGAAGTCGCGGTCCTCGGACTCTGCCTTCGCCGCGATGGCGCGGGCTTCGGTGAGGTGGTGCTTGATCTGGTCGGTGAGCTCGCCAATCTTGACGGTCATGTCTCCTCGTTCCGGTTAAGCGCCCAGCTCGATCAGGTCGAGGTCCAGGCGAGTAAGCAGGCGGGAGGCGGCGGCACCGACCTTGGCGGCGTCCTCGACGGACGCTTCGCGGGGGCCTGGCGTGGTCCCTTCCTCTGTGCTGCTGGGGGTGGTTTCTGCTTTGAGCTCCTGGGCGGGCTGGACCTCCGGCTGCGGCGACGGCTGGGTGCCGTCGTCTGCGAGAGGTTCCGGCTGGCCGGTCTCTTCGGTCTTGCTCTTCTCGGGCGTTGCCGCCGCGAGAACCTCACCGATGGCGGCGTGCGCCTTGGAGAGGGAGTCGTAGTTGGCCTGGCTCAGAACACGGCCGGCCTTCGCTCCGCGGGCCAGGCCGTGGGCCTTGGCTGCGAGGAGTTCGGTCTCCTGGTTGGCGCCGACCAGGCACGGCCCGACCTCGTGGAGCTTGAGGCGGCGCAGCTCGTAGTAGCCGCCCCACGGGTGCTGGTCGTCTTCAACCCAGGCGCCTTCCTTGACGTCATAGGCGAAGGAAAATTGGGTCACCCTGCGCCCCTTCAGCAGGCGGTACACCTGGGCGCTCGTCGGGTTCGTATCGAGGTCGTCGATCTGACCGGTGACCTCCAGACCCTGCAGGGTCTCGACGGCCTTGACGACGACGCCGACGTGGGCGAACGGGTCGCCCCAGGCATGGGACCAGATCACGGGGATCGGATCGCCCTTGGCGTCCCACTGGGCCAGCGTCTCGGTGAACGCGCCAGGCCGGACGACGTCGCCGACGCTGTCCTCGTTGCCGAACACCGAGACGATCGCAACGAACTGCCCCTCGGCCAGCCCGTCGGCGACGCCCGCCGCCTTCACCCGGGCGGTGAAATCCTTCGTGCGCACGTCATCCCTCCTTCGCATAGTCGAGAGTGCAGTTGCAGTTGACGAGCTCGTCGACCTTGCCGCTGCCGTCACCGGGCCAGCGCAGACCGTTGGAGAACACGTCGTCCAGCGAGACGGACTCGCCGTTCTGGGCCTTGTGCGAGGGCCGCGGGTTGCGGCCGCCGGTCCGCCAGATCTTCTTCACCAGCCCGGACGCGGACGCCGCGTCATGGCCGCCGAAGCTGCGGAACTCCGTTGACGAAGTCGCGGCGCGGACAGTGGCCGCCGACTCCCACGCCAGGGCGGCGCCTTGCAGGCTCTCCCGCCAGCCGTCCCCGCCGCGCTCCTGCGCCGCGGCCACCGCCTTCCGGCCAGCCTCCTCGTGCTGCTCCGCGTGCGTGGCCGCGGCCGCAAGAATCCACGCGAGCATCACGTCGGCCGACCAGTTCTCGGCGTCCGGGTTCCAGACGTTCAGGACCTCCCAGGCCCCGACCTGCGCGAGCCGGTAGCCATGGTCCGCGAGGAGCGCCTCCAGCTGCGCGAGCCGGTCCTCGGAGCCGGCGGCCCACAGGGCGAGCAGGTCCGGCATGTCGCCGGCCTTCGCGCCCGCCGCCACCAACAGCCGGTCGGCAGCCCGTTTCGTCCACCGCTCCAGCGAGGTCGCGAGCGCCTCCGCCTCGGTGACTGCGGTGCCAAGCTCAGCCGGCCTGCCGCCTTTCACCAGCGCCAGGCCGCGCGCTTTTGGGAGAGCCGCCGGATCCGGCGCTGTGTCCCGCGGCGAGGCCAGCCCGCCCTCGGTCACGTTCATCGGAGTGATCAGCGAGTCGCCACCCTCAATGGCCGACAGGTTGTTCCGGGCCCGGGTCTCGTTGACCGTCATCCACGGCCGGCCCGTCGCCGTCGACGCAGCCACCGCCTGCTCCTCGAAGGAGCCGCGGAGCTTGGCGTCGATGTTGAACTCGGCGTACACGTCACTGTTGTCGCCGGGCAGATCAGGCAGGATCTGCGCGAGGATCTCCTGCTGCAGCATCACCATCCACGGACCCAGCGTGTCCTGGTACAGGTGGGCGTGCTGCTCCTTGATATTGGAGTAGGTGGCGTGGTCAAGGATTCCGATCAGCGGTGGCGGGATGAAGTACGCCGCCGACACTTCCTCACGGGTCAGCTTGCGCGACTCGATGTACTGGGCCTGCTCAGGGTTGAAGCCGACCGGCGTGTAGGTCATGCCGTCTTCGAGGATCGGCGTACCGCCCTCGGCGCCGCCGCCCTGGGAGAAGGTCCGCCACATCTCGCGGAAGCGCTGCTTCTCTTTGGCCCCCCAATCGGGGGCGTCCGGCGGACGCTGCAGGACACCGGTCAGGCGGGCGCCGCCCTTCCACATCTGCTGCCTCTGACGGGCCGCCTCCGACGATTCGAGCAGCAGCTCACGCAGCGACTCGATCGGCGACGACCCGACGGTCAGGTTGTCCGGCGCGTAGCCGTGGATATGGACGACATCCTCGACGGCGAAGTCCTTGCCGCCCGCTGTCTCATAGTGGTCGGGCCTGATCCAGTTGCCGCCGTAGGGACGGATCAGGGAGGGCGGCACCGGGAGGATTTGAAGCTTGCCGTTGAGCTTCAGCTTGATCCCGTACCAGGAGTCGTACAGGGCAACGTCGGACACCATCCGCTCGACAAACCGGTACGTCGTCATACCCGGCATCGGCGATGCCAGGAGCTGCGCCAGGGGGTGATCCGTGAGCCGCTCCCTGTCGGTGTCACTGACCCGGCGGAACGTATGGATCCCCAGCTGGGCGATGTTCCGGGCGAGGAAGCCGATAACCGTGCGGACCTGGGGCTGGGTGCGCCAGATCGTCTCGTACTCCCACGGCGCCGCCGGAAGCGGCATCGCCGCGTAGCCAGGGGTAACGCCGGCGCCGGTGACTGCGAGCTGGCCGGAGGAGACCACGAACGCCATCAGGCACCGCCCGTCGCCAGGACTTGGGTGAACTCGATGCGGTGCCGTTCGATCACGACCTCGCCGTCCATCGGCTGAGGCGCCCGGCCGGGCTCAAGCAACTCGGCGTCACGCAGGACGAGCAAGGGCCCGCGCTTGGCCCACAGCACCCCGGAGAATGCCTTGTCCGCCAGGTTGACGATGACGCGCTTGCGCACCGCGGTGCGACGCCAGGCAAACATGCGGCCTCCTCTCGAAGGCCGCTCACACGACCATGATCTCTTCGTCGTCCGCGTACCGGGACTTCCTGCGCGGGGGCCTGGCGACGACCTCGGCCATCGCGGTGGCCAGCGCCGACACGCCGTCGATCTTGTCGCCGGAGTTCGCCTTGTCCGGCTTTACGTTGCCCGCCGGGTCCATCGCGACCGCGAGGTTGTCGACGCACCAGCGGGCCACCGGGTGACCGCCGTGTCGCAGCGCCGGCTCCTCCGCCGTGCCCTGAAGCGTCAGCCGCTGGATCTCCTTCAGGACCGGTGACATGGTCGCGAAGCCCTGCCGGACCTTGACCATCGGCGCCCGCTCGGACACCAGATCATTGGTCAGCTGCGACGCATTCCACGGGTCGTAGCCGATGCTCTTGACCTTGAACAGGTCACGGTCGCGCCGGATCTGCTCCTTGATCCAGTCGTAGTCCGCGACGTTCCCCGGCGTCGCCACCAGGAAGCCCTCGCGGACCCACTTCGATGCGGCGCCGGCAGTCCGCTTGTCAAGCGCGCGCAGGTTGTCCTCCGGCGTCCAAAACCGGAACACCGCATCCAGCGTGCCGGTCTCATCGTCGGGGAACAGCCAGCACAGCGCACACAGGTCGCTGCTGCTCGCAAGGTCCAGGCCGCCATAGGCGGGGCGGCCGGCCATGCGCCGCTCGTCGACCATGGACGCGTTGCGGTCCCAGGCCTCCAGCGTCAGGAACCTCGTGGTCTGCTTGGTGCGGATACCCAGGTGCAGGCGCAAGAACTTCGCCAGGTCGGCCGGCGACTGCTGAGCCTCAGCGCTCGCGCCGCGCAGGTACGCTGCCGAAGGGCTCACGCCGTAGCCGGGATTGGCTTTCCGCCACGTCGCCTCATCGTGCGGGTCGTCATCCTCGCCCGCGCCCCAGACGACGCCGTAAGTGTCGAGGTCGTGCAGCGCACCGCGGGCCAGCTGCTCGATGTACTGCCGCTTCCGGTCGTAGATCGACTCCTGCTTGCCCTCGTCCGCGGTGGTGATGATGACGACCAGCGGCTGACGGCGCGAGCCGGTGCCGGTCTCGATCGTCTCCACCAGGTCCGGACTCTTGTGGACGTGCAGCTCGTCGATGATCCCGCCATGGACGTTCGCCCCGTGCAGCGCCTCCGCCACCGACGAGACAACGGTGAAGTAGCTGCCGGACGCCGGGTGTGTGATCTTCTTGGTGAACGCCTTGACGTTCCCCTTCAGCGCCGGAGCCCGCTCCGCAATCGTCTTGATCGGGTCGAACGTGTACCGGGCCTGCTTCTCCGACGTGGCCGCCGCATACACCTGGGCGCCCGGCTCCGAGTCCGCGGCCATCAAGTACACAGCGATACCGCCGGACAGCGTGGTCTTGCCGTTCCTCCTGGGCACGTCGACATACAGCTTGCGGACGATCCGCACGTAGCCCTCGGCCTCGTCGTCCCAGCGCACCCATCCGAAGACCGGCGCCAGGATGTACGCCACCTGCCAGGGGTCAGGGTCCAAGGGCTTGCCCGCCCACTTGCCCTGCGTGTGCCGCAGCAGGTGGAAGGACTGCAAGACCTTGTCGACCTTCGCCGGGTCGAACACCGCGCCCGGAGCTTCGCCAGGGCTGGGCGTCTGGATCTTCGGCGGGCAGTCCGGCAGCGGGATCCCGCGGTCCTGCAAGTACCAGGCCACCTCCGGGGAAATCCCCAGGTCAGCCGGATCCGGCGAACGGGTTCGCCTCGTCGCCATCGTCGCCCCCGCTTCGCGCCAGGGCCTGCTCCGTCGACGGGGTCAGACCGAAGTGAGCGGCCCATGACCGCATCTCACGGCCGGCCGCGCGGGCGATGCCGACAGCAGGGTGGGCGAGCTTGCCCTGCCGCGCCTCGATGAACTGGCCCTCCTGCTGCACGGTCAGGGTGGCCTCGACGAACGTTGCCCAGGCCTCGCAGTACGCGGCGAGGGCGGCTCGGTCGCTCTCCTTGACCAGGTCGAGGCGGGACAGCTCGGGCAGCACGCGATCCCACTCGGCGGCAGCCTCGGGTGACAGCCAGTCGGGCGCCTCGGGTGGCAGTCGCTTGAAGTCTGGGCCGGAGTTGACCTTGCGGCCACCCGAGTCCCGGCCCGAGGAACGGCCCTCGATGAGCTTGAGCCCGGCAGGCTTGGCGGTCCGGGGCATGGTCAACACCCCCTGAAAGCAGTCACGTAGCGTTACCGCAGGTCAGGGGCTTGACCCCCCATGGCTGTAGTGAGCGTGCGCCTTCCCAGCTCACCGCGGCGCTGTCCAGGATGTCCGATTTGGTGATTTTGACTCCCCTACCCCCTCCTGGGGGTCCTCCCGGGGCCAAATCCGGGATTTCGGGAGCCGATTTGGGGCTCTCAGAGGCCCGAAAATCGAAGATCCGGAGCCCATTTTCTCACCTCAACTGAGCCCTGTACAGGGTCAAAAGGTGAGCCCTGGACCGTCCGGACGGGTCCTGCGACGTCGATCTTCGTCCGTTTTGATCTCGTGACACGTTGGACAGAGCACCTGGACGTTCGCTGGGTCCCACTTCGAGCCGCCTTCGGACAGCGGGATGATGTGATCGGCTTGCAGCTCGATCTTTGACCCGCACCATCGACACTGAGGCTCGCGCTCCATCATCTGAGCCCTGAACGTGCGCCACTTACGTGTCGAGCCTGAGCCCCAAGCCTTCGACTTGTTGGCCCATGCCCTCCTCTGGTGCTTCTCGCACCGTCCCTGTGTGGTGAGCTCCTGACACTCGGGATCCCCACACCTGGATGGGGGTGAGGTAGGCATACCCTCCACCCCCTCCCCTCCAGCCCCCCTGCCCCCCTGAGGAGGGGGGTGGGGGTGCCTGAACCCCTAGGCGGGTGTTAGCTCCTGGATGGCTACTGCAATGCGCTTGGCCAGGTATGCATGCCCTGCATCCGTGGGATGGACAGCATCCGTACCGATGTACACGTCAGCGTTCCCTGTGCCCGTTGTGGCCCCTACGCGCCCTGTACCCGTGATCCAGGGCCCATGAGTGGCCACAAGGGCCCCTGAGGCGTCGTAGCAGCCCCCTGTGATGGGGCTGATGAACGGGAAGCCTGCTGCAGCCGCTGCCGTCCTCAGGGTGGCGTCCGTGTTGGTCAGAGTCGACCCTGGGCTACCCGTAGGCGACCAGCAGCCGATGACGTAGACGTCGCAGTCGGGTAGGCCGGAGTTGATGGCCGCGTAGAGCGAGGATGCGGCCGTTCCGATGGTGACCTGGCTGCCTGCGTTGTCGTTGTAGCCGGCCCAGACGACCAGCTTGGTCGGGGTATTGGCGATGACGTCGGTCGCGACACGGTTGGCGAGGGTGGTGAAGCTTCCGGAGGTGATGTAACCGGTGCCTCCGCGGGCTTCGTTCCAGTAGTCGTCGTAGCCGAGGAGCCTGGCTGTCTTATGTGCCCAGGTGCCTGCTCCGCCGCCTGTGTTCATGCTGGAGCCGTCGGGGAGACTGTCTCCGAAGGCCATGAACCGCTCCGTGCGCGCGGAGGTGGACCACATGGTCGCCCCGGGCGGTAGGTGCACGCCGCCGAAGGGCACGGTGTAGAAGTCGAACCGCACTACCCTCGCCTGGGCTACGCCAAGGCTGACGGTCATCAGGTGGGTACTGCCGGGGGTCGTGCCGCCTACGGGCAGCATGAGGTCGGTGTAGCGACGTCCATCGACCCATAGCCGGTACATGCCGGCGGTCTGGTAGTTGAAGCGGAGCTGCAGGACGGCTGCGTCGGTGCCGAATTCGACCGACCAGACGGACTGGGAGGACGAGAGGGTGCCGCGCGTGTTGGGGTAGCGGCTGGTCGGGAGGACGTTGCTGCTGTCCGGGGTTCCGGTGCCGATTTGGAAGCCCGTAGCGCCGAGGTAGCGGTAGGGCCCGGTGACGTCGCTGCCGGCCAGGGCTACGCCTGCGGGCGCGTACTTGATGTATCCGCTGGTGGCGGTGCCGGTCTGCGCCACGCTGATCGACGTAGGCGCCGGAGCGGGGCCGAGGTTCTCCAGCAGCATCCGCCAGGGGTAGGTCGCGTTCGCGTAGACCTTGCCGGAGCTGGTCCCCGAGTGGACGAGCGCGATCGTTGCCAGGCCGGAAGCCGAGATGTGGCTGGCGGTCACAGTGAACATGCCTGCGGAGGCGGTCTTGGAGAAGGAGACGCTGGGGTAGAACTCGGGCGCCCCTTCGGCCAGCGGGGATGAGGTGCCCGATGCCCCGTACTGGTCGATGGCACCGGCGCCGGTCAGCAAAGCCAGGTCCATGAAGTGGGCGCCGACGTACATCATCGACAGGTGCACGCGAATTCGGTCGCCCGCCATGGCGGGGACGGAGCACTGAAGCGGCGTTCCGACTGATGTGGTCGCGATGATCCACGGGGTGGATGACGTGAGGTCGACGACGGCCCCGTCGGTGATGCGGGCCTCTGCGGTCCGTATGTTGGCGCCGTCGGCTCCGGTCAATCCTTGGGGGCCTTGTGCCCCTTCGGGCCCGTCAGATCCTGCCGGTCCGGTTGCGCCCGTAGCTCCAGTCGGTCCGGCGGGGCCGGGGTCGCCCTGAGGGCCGATGGGTCCTGTTGCCCCTGTAGCGCCGGCTGTTCCGGGATCGCCTTGCGGTCCGGTTGCGCCTGTCGCTCCGGGTGCTCCGTCGTCTCCGTCGGCCCCTGCCGGCCCTGCTGGGCCCGTGGCTCCGGTGGGTCCCGCCGGGCCCGTAGCGCCAGCCGGGCCAGTTGCCCCCGTCGGCCCAGTGGCCCCGGTGGGGCCTTGGGGGCCTGCCGGTCCGGGAACGGTGACGTAGTCGCCCTGTTCCGGGCTGGTGGGAGCGAGGGTGGCCAGGTTGACGGTCGGGCCAAGGCTGGCGGCGAGGAAGATGTCGTAGCTGTCGCCGGCGGCGTCGTAGGGCCGCTCGATGACTTCGTAGGTCCAGCCGCTGGGGGTGAAGCCGTCGGCGTCTCCGGCGAGGAGTTCGACGCTGAGGGTGCCGTTGACCCATTCGCCTACGGCGTCACCCATGACGATGAGGCCGTGCTCGGTCGAGGTGACGGTGCGGACGCGGGGCCGGAAGATGACCTTGCCGCGCATGTGCCCGCCGTCGGGGTGGGCCCGGTCGTCGACCACGGTGACGGTTTCGACTCCGTCGGGCAGCGGCATGGCGGACCTCCTCGAGGTAGATCCGCCGCGCCGTGCGGCCGGCCTATGCGTCGGGCGTGGTCGCTTCGCCGTTGACGAGCGTCGCGAATATGCGGGCCTGGGGTTCCTTGGCCGCGGCTACCGGCTGAACGAGGACTTCGCCGCCGGCCCCTTCGATGGTGATGACCAGCTTGTTCATGTCCTTCTTCAGCCAGAGGGCGAAGATGCCGGTGAGGGCGACGCGGGTGGCGGTGATGCGGGCCTTGGCCTCTTCCCCGCGCTCCAGGGTGACCTTCGCGCCTTCGACGGGGACGTCCATCTGGTTCGGCGCCTTGAATTTGCCGCCGAACATGGTGACGCCGGCGGCTGCGGCTGCTCCGCGGATTTTACTGAGCCGGGCTGCTGCGGCCTTCTCTTCGGGGGTCTTCTTGCTGCCGAACATGAGCACCTCTGAGGTCGCGGTTCTGGGTGCCTCATGCTGGCCGATTCGCGGCCGTGCCGCAGCAGTTTGCGTCAGGCGGCTTTCGCTCCGGCGGGAAGTGGTGGTGCTTCACCGACGTGGACTTCGCCGGTCCATTCGTCGACGGTCTTGCGGTCGAGTTCACGGAGGTCGTATCGGGCTGCTTTGCCACGGCCGCCGTAGCGGTTGATTCGGCCTTCGGACGCCCAACGCCAGATCGTACCGACGGGCCGCCCGGTGTAGTAGGCGGCGTCGGCGGCTGTGACGAGTTGCGGCCGGTCCATACGCACCCCCTGGAACGACGAAAGGCCGTCCTGTGGGGGACGGCCTGAGCGCGCACGAGTGCTATTTCAGCAAATCTTCGCTTCGGTGACTTACTCGTGTCAAGAGGTGCTTTGTGGTGCGAGACTGCAGCCATGGGGGTTTCGTACATGGTCCGCGGGTCGACTGCTGCCGAGTGTCAGCGTGCGTTGGACCGGCTGTGTGCGGCCTTGGATGCGACGCCGACGACGGCGCCGATCCGGGCGGCCGGCCCGGGGTGGCTGGCGCGTGCGGTACCGACGCCGAAGGCCCCCGCGGACAGCGAGGGCCTCGTCGAGCGGTAGGTCAGCCGAGCATCCGCAGTACCGGGCCGGGCCCGCGCTGGGCGTCGTTCCAGCTGCCGACCGACAGCACGTCCGGCCGTTCGGCGCGGATGCGGTCGAGGAGCAGGGCTTCGGCTGCGTCTTCGTGCCGGCTGTTGCCGCCGGCAGCGGTGCGGATGGCGCCGATGACGCAGTAGCCGGTGGCCGCCGATCCGACGTAGCCGCGGATCCAGCCGTGCGCGCGGATCAGCCGGGCGGCTGCCTGCAGGACTTCCTCGGCCGTGGTGGGTGCTGCGGGTGCGGCGGCCGGGAGCAGGTCGACGAGGATCTCGGGGATGTCGATCGCCGCGGTGCGGACGTCGACCGCCAGTCCGGCAGTGTTGAGGCGGTCGTCCATGGCCAGGCCGGTCAGGGCCAGCCGCTCGTCGAGGCTGAGGGGCGGGGCCGCCGACCGGGTCGGGGCGGCGGCCGTCGCCGTTGTCATCCCCACCACCCCTTGCGGGCGCCGGACTTCTGGTCGGCCTTGGCCCGGTCGCGTGCCTCGCGGCCGAGGCGCCGCATCTCCTGCTCGCCGTCCTGCAGGTTGCCCTTGAACTCCTGGCCGCGGCCGATGCCGTAGAGGCCTTCGTCGCGGCAGTCGGGGCCGGGGTCGGACATGTGCGGGATGCCGCGGGGCGGGGTGTCGTAGATCGTCCCGTCTCCGAGGCTGAACAGGCTCTCCACGGTGGTGGTGGCCGACTTGTCGAAGATCCAGCCGCCGAGGATGGGATGGGTGCCGGTGACGGTGTGGGCGGTCCAGAACTGGCGGTGGTTCCAGAGTGCAGACCGGCCGGCGTAGGTGGGAGTCTGGACGATATAGACGGTCGTTCCCTTGCGCAGCGAGCGGTTGAGGTCCTTCGCGTCGCCGCGGCGGCGGCTGGTCCAGGTCTTGCCCATGGCGTTCTCCTTAGATGGTTGGTTTGCGGTGGTTTGCGGGCCGGACGCGGCCCTAGTTTGCGGTGGTTTGTCCCCCGGACGGGCGGCGGACACCAGGCGGACAGGCCGGGCAGTGTCCGGGGCCTGTCCGCCCTCAGTCCGGGGTGCATACCGGGATGAATTGGGTGCTGTCCGGGGTCTGTCCGGGGGTTACAGCGCCTTCAGGGCGGCTTCGAGGCAGGCTCGGTCGTAGCCGCGGAGGCGTCCCTTGCCGGGGATGGTGACCTTCTCGGGGCGGATGACGCCGGCCGCTCGGAGTTCGTCGGCGAGGTAGTCGGGGTTCATGTCCGCAGCGGTGGCGAGCTCGTCCAGCTGGGCTGCGTCGCGGCCGAGGTCAGTCATGACGCGTAGGCATCCATTGATCAGGAGTCGCGCTTCCTCGGCTTGCTGGGCTCGCTCTTCGCGGGCCGCCGCGTCACCGGTGAGGGTGCCGGCATCGATCCGGAGCTGGCGGCCGCGCTCGCAGATCTTGGCGAAGTCGGGCAGGTCGATGACGTCGCCGCGGAGGGTGCGGTAGCCGTCCTCGGCTCCCTCGTCGAGGACGAACATGCCCTTCGAGGATTCGAGCAGGGCGTGCGGTGCGGCACCGGCCTTCACCGCGAGGTCACCGAGGATCATCTTCGAGCTCTCGGGGCTCTTGGTGCGGAAGCAGGCGCGCTTGACGCAGACCTCGCGGAGTTCGGTCGGGACGCTGTCGGCGTCGGGCCGCTGGGTGATGTACAGCCCCATGCCGAGGACGAAGCGGGTCAGGCGGTTGAAGCGGGCGAAGAGGTCCACGAGCGGCCCCTTGGCGGACACGAGCCGGGGATTCTCGGACTCGTCGTCGGGCATGGCCATCTTGGTGACCGCCGCCCCGTCGAGGAGTTCCTGGAGTTCCTCGACGATGAGGAGGACCGGGCCCATGCCGTTGGCGGCAAGCTCGGGAGTGATCTTGCCTTCGGGGACCTTGTGGGGCTCCTTCTCGAACAGGCGGTCCAGCTCGACGCCGCGGGCCTGCATCTCCTCGATCGTCGAGGTCATGGTGGCGAAGACCTCGCGGATGGTGCTCGGGTCGGAGCCGGCGATGTACCGGTGCGCGATGGCCTTGAGGGGCGCCCAGTCGGGGCCGGTCTTCCCGGTGATGACGATGATGCGGACGGTCGGGTCGAGGGCTGCGGCGGCGGCGACGAGGCGGGCGAGGTAGGACTTGCCGTAGTCCTGGAGGCCGCCGACCAGCATCGACGACCAGATCAGCCGCAGGACCTGCCGGGCCTGGCGGGCGTCCATGCCCAGGGGGATGCCGTCGCGCCAGAAGTGCCAGCGGGGCGCGTCGACGAGCTCGCTGTACACCTTGGGGCCCGCGTAGGGGGTGGGGCTGTCCGCGACCCACAGGCGGGCCATGCCCTCATGCGCCGTCTCGGACGAGTCGGGCTTGAACTCCAGTTGCAGTCCCTTCTTCCGCAGCGCGCTGGCCAGCTCGCCCACCTTGGAGGTGGCCTCGACGGCCTTCATGCCCTCCGGCAGTTCGATGGTGGCGGCCCAGCCGGGCCCGTCGGGGCGGATGCCGCCGAGGATGCGGGTCTCGGCGCGCTGGGCTTCGGTAATGATTCCGGCCTTGATGAGGGCGGTAACGAGGTCGTCGGCTCCGCGGACGCCGGGGCTCGGGGCTGCGGCCGGCCCGGAGAGAAGGGGGCCGTCGACCACGGGGCAGGTGGTCTGCTCGTCGCCGACGCCGTGGCGGATGCCGTACAGGTAGGCGCCGAGCCCGGTGGCGAGGGTGACCCAGAATCCGGCGGACAGGGTGCCGGCGGTGGCGGCGGTGGCGGCGGTGACGCCCCACATGCCGGTCTTGGTGGAGTAGATCAGCCGGTGGCGCTTGTAGGCCTGCCGAAGTTCGCCCTTGCGCTGCTCAAGGGCGGCGTGCTCGGCGACGTCGGCGCTGGAGCCGAGGGCCTCCCGGGCAGTGGCGATCATGTGGGGGTAGTCGTCGTGGTAGCGGTCGATCCATCGGGCGGCGAGCCGCCGGTAGCCGCGGCCGGCCAGGGGTGCGTACAGGTGGTGGTGCTTCGCGTGGTCGACGGCGCGGGCGAGGGCGCTGTCGGACCGGAGCGCGACCGGGGCGTCCTTGACGACGACACCCTCGAGGGGTGCCGGTGCCGCGGTGGGCATCGGGGGGACGACGGTCAGGTGCGGGTGCTGGGCGGCGGTGCTCACTGCTCCCCCTCGAGGGCATTGACGGCGTCACGGATGCGCTTGGCGTAGCCCCGGGATCGACCGAGAAGGTCGGCGACCGCAGGGGTGGAGAATCCGTCGGGGTCGGCAGCGCGGAGTTCGCGGGCGGCCTTCAGGTCCGCCTCGGAAAGGGGCTCCGTGAGGTCCTTCCGGGCCGGGGCCGAATCGGGACCCTTCCCAATACCCCCAAGGGCTCCGAGGTCCTGTGCGGGGCCACTGGACGGCTTCCTGGGGCGACCCTTCGCGGGGCTGGCCCCACCCTCACCGCCGGGCCCGAAGATGTCCGCGAGGAGTTCCTCGACAGCCAGGTGTTCGGCTGCACCGAGGTGCTCGGCGAGGGTCTGCTCGACGTACTCACGGGCTGCCAGCTTGGCGGCGAGACCCTCAATCGTGTGACCGAGCGGGAGGCCCTTCTCGGACGTCCACGCCTCGGCCCACAGGTCCGAGCTCTTGGTGTTCGCAGGGGCGTTCAGAGCCATGATCTGGTAGCGGGTCCACACGTCCGGGTGTGCGTCCGCACGGCGGGCCTCGTCCCACGCACGGTCCCGGCTGATGGAGCCGAGGGGGTGTGCGGCGAGGATCAGCGTGTACTGCTCCCACGCACCCGGGTACAGGGCCTGGCGCTGCTCGTCCTGAGCTGTGATTTCAGCGTCGGCTGCGGCCTTGTCTGCGGCGACCTTCGCCTCGTGCGCGGCACGCTTGTCGGCCTCGATCTGCCGCTTGGAATCAGCGTCGACCTGCTTGGCCGCGAGCTCGATCTCAGCCTGCCTCACAGCCGCTTCAGCGATCTTCCGCTCGGCCCGGGTGGCCTTGACCTCCTGGGAGCGGGCGCTGAACTTGTGCACCACCCACACGCCGGGGCCGGCCAGTGATGCGACACCGCCACACAGGCCAAACACGGCACCGATCTCCGGGTGGAGGAACCCGTCGGCGATGTTGATGGCGGCTGCGATCGACGCGAACACGCCTGTCATCACCAGGTGAGGCCAGACGATCCGCCGGTTGACGATGGCGGCGTCCGCCATCTTGAGCATCCCCCACGCCGCGGTCTCCAGCAGCAGGGGCAGTGCCAGGTTCCAAGGCCGCTGCGGGTCCCAGAAGGCCCGCATCTGCAACGGAAGGGCGACGAGGAAGCAGAGGATGGCGAGGCGCCTGACGGCCTTGCTCGCGCTCCTGTCGAGCTTGGCGCCCTGGGTCTTACGCCGTCGCTCTTCCTGCTCCGCGGCCAGGTCGGCAGCGGCCTTCTTGTCTGCGACCTCCTTCGCCTCGCGGGCCGCCCGCCGGATCTCATCGGCCCTGGCCTCGGCAGCCGCGATCTTCGGAGCGTCCAGGGCTTCCCGGCGACGGAGGTCCGCGTTGCGCTCTTCCCAGGTGCGGTTGTCGCTGCTCACGGTCTCGTCCTTTCAGGTGTGGGGGTTAGGCGGCGGTGTCGTAGGGGGTGGGTTTGGGCCGGGGCCAGACGGGCCGGTCGGCGCCGAGGTGGATGGTGGCGGCCACGGCCAGGAGGAGCGCGATGCCGATGGCGATGCGGTCCCAGATCGACCAGTCGACGCCGAGAACGGTCAGCACGCCGATGAACATCAGCAGCTGGCTCGCGCGCCGGGCCGCGGTGGCTGCGGGAGTCATGACCACCGCCACGGTTCGCCGAGCTTGGCTGCCAGGAGTGCGGAGTCGCCGATCTGGCGGGCCATCTGCGCCCAGCCGCGGTCCCACATCTTGAGGCCGTCGGCGGCCTGGTGCAGAGCGGCGCCGATCTGGCTGGCCTGCTGCGGCCGGATGTTGAACGGGTCGCCGGACTGCCGACTGAAGATCGGCGCCATGGCGGCCATATCGGAGCGCCGCGACTTCCGCAGCTTGCCTTCCAGCTGCTCGAGGCTGAGGGACGAGTAGGAGTAGCGGGTGCCGCCGTGCGAGATGGACCAGCCCATGGCTGATGAACCCTTCTGCTGGGTGGGTGGTGGGGTGGTACTGACAGATCTCCAGGCCGCCCGTGCAAGACGGGCGGCGAGGGCTACCGTCAGGCGCCGTAGTTCTCAGGCAGGCCGTGGCGGCGTAGCCATTCGGCCTCGTAGTCGGTGCGGCCGACTGCTTCGAAGGTGGCGCGGGCGTCGTTGACCTCGTCGTCAGTCATCTCTGGCGCGGTCTTGTTCGCCCAGGTCTTTCCGGTGAGGTCGGGCCATCGGTCTGCGGATCCCATGGAGATGTCCTCTCGTCTGCAGCTATCGAGCGGAGGGCTACGGTCAGGCTCGGCTGCTCAGCTCGCGCTTGGCGTCGTCGATGTCCCTTTGCGCTGTGGCGGTGAGAGCCTGGTCGCCGGTGTCCTCGCCGTGGTTCAGGGCCACCTGCATGACGGCGATGAAGCGGCGCAGGTCGGCGGTGGTCATGGCCTTGTACTCGTTCACGGTTCCCTCCCTGGGCCGGGTCTCTCCCGGCTCCCCTCACCGCCCGCACCGGTCGGGCGGATCGGGCAACCGGTCAGTCGCGGAGCTGGAAGTCGACGTGCTCGTGGTCCGGGTCGGCGCAGTCCGGGCCGTCGTCGCAGATCTGGACGTAGCGGCCCAGCAGCGTGGCGCAGACAGCGTTGGCGGCATGGAATCCGAACCTGCCGCGGCGGGCGCCGGTCTGGATAAGCGCGTCGGCCACCCTCTTCGTGAGCTTGGACATCGAGGTCCCCTATCGGACGGCGATGTTGCGGGCGTCCCGCCACACGGAGCCCATCAGGCGGCCTGGTCGTACTCGTAGGCGGCGCGGGCCTTGGCGGTCTTCAGGGCGGCCATGGCGCGCGGCCCGTCGGGGTGGGTGAGGTCCTGCTCGTGGGCGGCGAGCATGGCGTCGAGCTGGCCGCTGATGTCGCCGGCGGCGACCGCGTCCTCGAAGTCGGCGAGCAGTACGGCGATGCGGGCGGTCGTGGTCATGACGGGTGGTCCTTCCGGTGGTCAGGCGGGCGGGTGAGTCGACGGGGTCAGTGGCGGTAGAACTGGTAGCCGGTGATCTCGACCTGCTTGTTGGGGAGTCCGAGCTGGCGGGCAGCCTTCACGCGGAGGTCGGCGAGAACCTCGCGGACGGTCTGGCCGCAGCCGACGAGCTCTCCGCTGGCCGGGATCTGGGCGCCAGCGGCGGTCACGATGTCGATGTCCCACCCGATGCGGGCGCCGGTCTCGAACCGGGTGTTAGGGGTGACGGTCATGGGCTTGGGCATGGCGCTATTTCCTTCCGGTGGTCAGGCGGGCCGACGTCAGGAGGTGCAGGAGTTGGCGTGGGCCTGCGCCCAGTTGCGCATCAACTGTTCGGCGTTGCTGGCGGTGGAACCGTTCGCCATCCGGCAGCCGTGGCAGCCGGCGACGATGTTCCGCGGGCTGCCCGGGTTCGGGCGGACATCCACGGGGGTGCCACGACGGGTCTTGTACTGGGCGATCAGTGCAGACATGGTGATGCTCCTTCGCTGGTCAGGCGGGGTGGGTTACGGGGTGCTGCGTGGTGTGCTGTCGGGGCAGTCGCATTCGGCGGGCCCGTCCGCGTAGTGGCCGCTGGATCCGCAGAGCAGGCACCACCAGTCGGGGCTGTAGTCGTCGTCCATGCCGGCGCGGCTACTCGCCGTCCTGTGGGTCGATGGGGTCGCTGCCGCCCTGCCCGCACCAGTCGCATGCGGTGGTCACGACGGCTCCCCCTCGCGTTCGTTGACGAGGCGGAGCATCTGCTCGAGGGCGATCTCAAGGCGGCCGATGTTGTGGCACAGGCTGTTGTGGCTGGCCTGGCCGAGGGGCAGCTGGTGGGAGGCGGTCAAGGACTCGGCGGCGCGGCGGACGGTCGCCTGCTGTCCCGGAGTAAGGGCGGCCATCAGGCGGCACTCGGCGTGACGGCGCGGTCCCGGAGGAACTTGGCGACGGATTCTGCGGAGACCCGGAATCGGGACCGGTCACCGATGCCGATGTCAATGGCGTCGAAGACTCCGGCGTGGATCAGTTCGCGGACGTACTGGGAGGTTGCGCCGATGCGGGCGCCGACCTCTCCGGTGCTGAGGTAGCCGCTCACGGGAGCGGCGGAAGGGGACGTCATTGGGTGCTCCCATGCAGTGGGCTGGGCTGACACCCCTATGGAAGCAGTTGCTTTGAAGCATTGGCAAGCACTTCAAAGCGATTCATCGCAAACGGAGGCGCGAAAAGGCCCCCGCCCGGATGGGCGGGGGCCGAAGGTTGCAGGTCAGGAGGTGAATTCGTACCTGAAGACGTATCTGGACGCGTCCAGAACCATTCGGTTCACCTCAACCACTCGCCCCGTGGAGTCGTAGGCGTGACGCACCAGCTCCACTACGGGCGTGGCGGCAGAGAGGTCGAGATCCCCTGCCTCCACAACCGACGGCATGCGACACCGAAGATCCTCCCGGAAGCGCACAGGCTTGTGCCCCGCGTCCGCCAGCCGGGCGTACACGCCGCCCGGCCCGGTGTCGATCTCGGTGATGCGTGTGCCCCGAGCCAGATCTTCTGGGACGTAAGACGTCGACCGGAGGACCGGCACGCGATCTACCAGGTACCTGCGATTCCGGCTGTAGATCGGATCGCCAGGCTCAAGGTCAAGCGCTCGCGCCACGTCCTCCGGTGCGGGCAGGTTCTGAATCTGAACGTCATCCGGCTCAAGGAGCCGGCCCTCCACATCGACGTCCCAGATGGACTTGCCGCTACCCCACTGGTCGGCCATCAGCCTCTCAAGGCCATGCCGAACGATCGGGCGCCAGGCTCGCACATAGACGCCAGACCCGACACGCGACTCGATCAACCCTTCATCCCGGAGTACACCCAACGCCTGGCGGACGGTCCCCTGGGCCTTGGAGACGCCGTAATACTGCTTGATCAGTTCCCTCTCGGGGGGAAGCTTTCCCGTCTCAGAGAACTCGCCGTCGGTGATGCGCCCACGAAGGTCGTCGGCGATCTGCCGGTACTTCGGCGGTGCGCCGCCCTCACGTGACACATGCCCTCCTCAGGTTCGAAATCTCTCTACAGCAACGCTACCTGCTGCAATGCGCTCAGGGTCAGAGGACTTCGACGCTGGATTCCAGCGACAGCTAGCGCTCGATTGCTTTAAAGGGCTACGGTGGCTTCGTAGCCGGGGCGTCACGGAGCGCACGCGACGCCTCCTGTCCGGGCATGCAAAACGGCCGGATGGTCGCCACCATCCGGCCGTCAAGTCCAGCGGGTCGCCACCCGCATAGACAGTGATCCATCTCGTCAAAGAGGAGTCCCTCGTGACTGTACTGGAAACTGCCCCTGTCGTCTCTGTGCCGCTACCCACGGCCGCACTGGGGGCGTCGCACCCGACGGCGTGCCCGTCGTGGTGCAAAGACCGTGGTGCCCCGCTGGCCCACCACTTCGGTCCGTCGTCGACAGCGCACTGGTCGCCGCAGCACGTACTGGCTGGGGACGGATCGGAGTTGTTCGCCCGGGCGGAGCTGATCCGATTGGACGAGGGGGCACGGCTGGGTGAGCAGGTCATGTATCTGTCCGGCGAGACGGACGTCGAGCTGACGCCGGACGAGGCGGACATCTTCATCGCTCAGGCGCAGGCCTGGGTGGACACACTTCGAGTGCTCCGTCGCCAGATGGGTGGTGCCCGATGAGCACGCTTCAGGCCTTCAGCTTCGAGGGCGCCGAGATCCGAACGACGCTGATCGACGGCGAACCCTGGTGGATCGCCCACGACGTGTGTGCCGTGCTCAGCATCGTCAACGTCGGCAACGCTCTGGCTAGGCTGGATGAGGACGAGAAGAGTTCCATCCGTCTGCCGGATGGAACTCGCGGCAACCCGAACCGGTCCATCGTGAACGAGCCGGGGCTGTACTCGCTGCTGCTCCGGTCGGATAAGCCGGAGGCCAAGGCCTTCAAGCGGTGGATCACGCACGAGGTGCTCCCGCAGATTCGGAAGACGGGCCGGTTCGAGGCCGCGGCGGCATCAGCTCCAAAGCCGCTGGAGATCACGGTCGCTGCCGGCCCGGTCTCGTACCGCGATCAGGCGGAGATCCTCGCGATCCTCCGCCCCGCCCTTCCGGAGCCCTACGCGACGGCGACGGCGAAGGTGATCCTGGCTCGCGCGATGGGTGAGCGGCCGGAGCTGGAACCGTCGGAGACGCCGCTGTACGCGGCGACGTTCCTGGCGGAGAAGGGCCACAAGGCCAAGACCGTGGCCAAGTTCCAGTCCGGCTTCGGGCAACGGGTGTCGAACGCGTATCTGAAGCGGCACGGCCGTCGGCCGGAGAAGATCGCCGGCCCCGTCGGCTCCCGGATCGACACCGTTGCGGTCTACACGGCGGAGGACCAACCGCTGCTGGAGCAGGTGTACGCCGGCATGGCCGACCTGATCGCCGCGTTCGAGCACGGGGACCAAATCGCCATCAGCGCCTGACCCCGAACACACTGAAGCGCCCCAGCCAAGTCGGCTGGGGCGCTTCTTCACGCCGCGGTCCGTTCCGCCATGGGCAGCTGGAGTACCTCGCTGTGCCCGTACTGGGTTTCGCATCCGGGGCAGCGGGCGCCGGGGGTGTCGATGGTGACGCGGAGGACGGTGCCGCACGGGCAGGTGACGGGGATGCGGCGGGGTGGCTTCTCCCCGGTCAGCTGCCCTTCGGCCTGCCGGCGCATCTGGCTGATCTCGCGGGCGAACTCGGCGAAGGCGGGGTGCGAGGCTGCAGCCCAGGCGAGGTTGATGCGGAGCGCGTGGACGGCCTGGTCGAGCTGGCCTTGGAGGTCGCCGGCCCAGCGCGGGTAGCGCCAGCCGAGGGTGTCGTGCCAATCCACCAGCCAAGTTTGCAGGATGGTCACTATGCCCCCGCGGGCGGTGAGGCTGAGCGGCTCCAGCCGGACGGGGATGGGTGCGCCGCGGGTGCCGGAAACGACGGGGCCGCCGCTGCTGCTGCCGGGGGTGAGGCTGACGGCGAGCTGGGCGTACAGGCCGTCGGGACCGGCGAGGGCGCGGAGGTGTTGGTCGACGCGGGCGGTGCAGGGGCGGCAGGCCTGGTGGTCGAGCTCGTCGGCGTAGAGGGCGCTCGTGCAGACGGTGCAGTGCATTGGTGCTCCTTGCGGCGGCGCGGGTGGGTCAGGCGTCGAGGTGTCGGAGTGCGATGTGGAGTCCGGCGGCGATGCTGCTGTGGCTGATGCCGCCGTCGGCGTTGGGCTCGCGCAGGCAGGTTTCGTGGTGGTAGGCGTCGGCCCGTATCAGGTCGGTGGCCTGGGCGATGGCGTCGAGCTTGGCGTTGAGGGCCTTGACCTGCTCGGCCAGCTCGAGGACTTCCTGCCGCCACTGCTCGCGGCTGGCGCGTGCCTGCTCGAGCTCCAGGTCGCGGACGGCGAGGATGGCGTCGCGTACCCGGTGGACGCCTTCTCTGCCGCCGCAGTCGACATTGAGGCCGATGGCTGCTTCGACGGCGGCCACGTATTCGGTGCGCGGGTCGGGGATGGGGTGGGCGTTGTGGTGGCGGCAGCCGTCGCAGGCGCACCGGCAATCCGTCGGATGGGGGGCGGGCTGGTCGTTCATAGGAGGTCTCCCTTGATCGCCAGGGTGTGGATGCGTCGTTTCTGCCAGTAGGTGGGCCTGCCGGGTGCTCGGCCGTGGTCGCCGGGGATGTAGCGGGGCCGGGCGTGCAGGTCGGCGAATGCTTGTTCGTCGGGGTCGGGTGCCGGGCTGGTGTCGCAGGGTTCGATGTCCCAGCCCGGCCCCCACAACTCCAGCTGACCGGTCACGGCGCGGGCCGGTTGAGGCGGTCGCGAATCCATTGGGTGTCGGACTCGGCGACGTGGGCCCCCGCCGAGCGGGCAACCATGATCAAAGTGGGCTGGCCGTCACCATCCCTGTCTTCAGTGACCCAGACCGCCCAGGACTGGGATCCGCCGTCGGGCGGGGTGTGGCCGTCGGGGCAGTGCGGGCAGGACTCGGTCATCGGGCGCTCCCGTCGGTCTGGGCTTCCATGTGGCGGATCGCCCGGAGGGCGGTGAGGACGGCCAAGACGTGGTGCGCGGGGACGCCGGGCGTGATGGCGCGGATACGGGGGATCAGGGCGCGATCTTCGATGCCCCAGGCTGTCGTCTGCTCGGCGGTGGGGAGGGGGGCGGTGCGGATCCCTTCCAGTTCGGCGAGGCGGGCGGCAAGGTCAGCTGTCGGGTCGGTCATCGGCTCGTCTCCTGTTCGCGGTGGGGTGTGGCACCGGGGGTGGGGTCGGTCCACATGACCGTGGTGTCGCCGACCAGCTGGCCACGGTGCCACCCGTCGTGGCGGGCGGGGAGGGTGCAGTGGTGGAGGCGGGCGGTCACCGGGTCGTCAAGGCGGGCGGTGCACAGGACGGTCATGGCATGTCCTTCCGGTGGATGCTGGTGGGGTCGGCCGCCCTGCCATGCCTGCAGGGCGGCCGGGTGGTGGTTAGGCGGGCGGGGTGAGGGTGAGGCCGCCGGCGACGAGGAGCAGGGTCAGCACGGCCTACTCCTCGGTCTCATCGGCGGGCCAGCGCAGCACGTGGGCCACGGTGAAGCCGTTCACCGTCAGAGTCGGCGCCGCCTCCTTCGCGAGCTTCAGGGCCGTGTCGAGGTCGAAGCGGTGCTCGGCCAGCCACTCGTCCTCGCGTTCGGACGGGACCGACTCGTAGCTCCACTGGCCCGCCGCGCTCAGGCAGGAGCCGTGGCGGACGACGGCCCACAGGTCCCGGCCGCGGTACTCGACGTTGAGGCTGAAGTGCGGGGCGTTGATGTCGTTCTCTGGAATGCAGGAGACGACGTATCGGGTCGGCCGGACGGTCGCCGCGGGCTGCTGGCTCATGCTCCAGCCCCCTCGGCGGCGCGGCGGATGCGGGCCACGGCCTCGCGCATGCCGTCGTCGTCCTCGTCGTGCTGGCCCTCGGTCTCCTCCTCAATGGCCCGGCACTCGGCGAACACGGCAGCGAGGCGGGCCTCGACACGGCGGAGGGTTTGCAGGGTGGCGTCGAGCTGCTTGGCCGACCCGAACTCGTCAAGCATCTGCTGCTGGAGATCCCCGGCGCGAAGCATGGCGTGAACCTGGGCAGCCTGAACGAGGGTGAGGGCTTGCTCGCTGCCGTCGGCCAGGTCGAGGAGGTGAATGGCTTCGGCGCGGTGGTCGAGGTCGGTCACGTGAGGGTCCTTCCGGTGGTGTGGGTGGTGTCCGGGCCGGCCGCCCCGACAGGACGACCGGCAGCGGGGGCAGGGTCAGGCGGCGGGCAGGGTGAGCGCGGACAGCCGGCGGGCCGCGGCCTCGCAGTACGCCTCGTTGGCCTCGATGCCGATGGCGCGGCGGCCGGACTGGCGGGCGGCGTCCAACGTGCTGCCGGAGCCGACGAACGGATCGACGACGAGGCCACCGAGCGGGCAGGCGTACTCGATGAGCTGAGCGAGGAGTTCGACGGGCTTTTCGGTGGGGTGCCGGCGTTGGTACCGGACCGCCCCCGCCTTGATCACTGATCGGGCCAGCCGTGTACCGGTGTCGATGTAGGTGTGGGGGCCGATCGCGCCGGTGTGTGGGGTGCGGGAGTCCCGGCCGCGGGCGGTCTTGTCGGGGCCGCTGTACGCGGTCCGCGGGGTGTCGTGGTGGACGTCGCGCCAGTCGCCGCGGTACCAGTGGGCCGCCATCTCGTGGACGCGCCGGAAGCGATCTCGGGCGAATCCGGAGCCGTTGGACTTCTCCCAGACGACGTCTTGGCTGAGCTTCCAGTCAGCGAAGTCCTGCCGCTGGTCGAGGAACATCCGCATCGACCCGAAGCACCACATCGACGAGGCGACGGTCGCGGCGAGCGCGGGCCAGCCGTCGGGCCACCGGTCCCAGGCGAGTGAGGTGGACTGGTATGGCGGGTCGGTGCAGACGAGGTCGGCCTGCAGTCCAAGCGCGGGAAGGAGTTCCCGCATGTCGCCGAGGTAGATCTTGACGGTTTCGTCGCTGTAGTAGGGCTCGGTCATGTGGGTTTCTCCTTGTGCGCGGGTCGGGTCAGGCGAGTTGGGGCGGCGGATCGTCGTTGCGGGCCCCTGAGGGCCTCTCAGACGCTCCGGGCTACCGAGCGACCTTCGCGGGCTCCCGAGCCGTCAGACGGGCGTACAGCGGCCCCGATGGCCATCTCCAGGTCCCGGACGGGAATGCTGCGGACGCCTCGCCTGCGGGCGGCAGCGGTAAGGCGGGTAACGGCGGCAATGCGGTCGGCTGCTTCGCGGCGTGCACGGCTTGCGAGGCGGGTCCGGTCGCCGACGATCCGCTGGCTGGCGTACACGGCGCTGATGCCGGCTCGGAGGCGGGCCGCTTCTGACGCGGTGAGCGGTCCGCGTTCGGCCCGGTCGGCGAGGACGAGAAGTTGCTCGCGGGTGGGCGGTCGGTCGGTGCGGAGGCCGCGCATCGGGGTGTCCTTCCGTGAGAGGCTGGTCTGGCGCCCGCCCCGAATTCACCTCGGGGCGGGCGTCCTGCTGTCAGGCGGCGGCGAGTCGGCCGGCACGGATGTGGTCGGCGGCTCGTCCGCCAATCCACTCGGCGTAGGCGGGCGGGATGGCTTCGCAGACTTCGCGGATCCCCAGGGGGATGTCACCGCCGGCCGGCACCTTGATCCACGGCATGCCCATGGCGTCGCAGGCAGCGTTCTGCCAGGCGCGGGAGTGCCGACCGCCGTGGATCGACATGAACGGCTTCTCCTCGGTGGGCAGGTAGCCGTTCCGCATGCAGCGGGCCACGTGCTTCGGGTGCTCCGGTACGGGCAGCGTCCAGTTCGTCTCGAAGACGCGGTGCCGGTAGACGCGCAGGTCGAACATGGGCCCGCACAGCGTGACGGGGTCGATCAGCTCCCGGGCCGCTTCCTCGACGTTCTCGATGACGTAGGGCCGGCCGGTGGCGAGCATCGCCTCGCGGGTCGGGGCGATGAGCCGCGGGTAGCTCTTCTTGTTGTAGGCGTTCAGCGTCGAGAAGTCCTGGCAGGGCGGCGACCCGTGGATCAGGTCGAACTCGTGGCCGTGCTCGCGGATGAACTGGACCGCGTCGGCGACGTGGTGCTCGAACGGGTAGTGCGGCTGGGGGTTGATGTCGACGCCGACGACGTCGTAGCCGGCGAGGTAGTAGCCCATGCCCATGCCGCCGGAACAGCAGAACGTGTCGAGGACGGTGAGGCCGTTGGGCTGTCGGGGCGGGAGCGGGGTCATCGGGTGGCCTTTCGGGGTCGTGGCGGGATGGGCTGATGCCATTCGGTGCCGTCGAGGGCGTGGGTGAGGGTGGTGCGGTGCCGCTGCTGCTGCTCGGGGGTCCAGGCGGACGGCGGCGCGGCCGGCTGCCGTCGGGTGGTGCGGATGGCGGCAGCGAGGGTGGCGAGGCGGGCCTGCTGCTCGGCCGTGGAGGCGGTCACCGGTCGGCCTCCGGCTCGCGGCGGTCGAGGTCGCTGATCCAGGCGGCACAGACGGCAGCAACCTGAACCAGCTCGGCGCGCAGCCTGGCGGGGTCCGACTCAGCGAATGCCTCCTGCACCTCCTCGTGCAGCACGTCCCGCCACGTGAGCTGTCCCATGCGGGCCATCGACTCGCAGACGTGCCGGGCTCGGTCGGCTCGGTCGCGGTCCTCGGTGAGAGCGGTTCCGTCGGGGTGCCGCTGGTCGCCCCACTTGGCGAGCTGCCGGGACCGTTCGGCGTCGACGTCCGCGACAAACGGGGCCATGCCGGACGTGGCGGGGAGCACGTTCTTCCCGACCCAGGCCGCCGTGTGCACGGTGAGCTCGGCGGCGAGCTGCTCGGTGGCACCGATGGGGGTGGATCGGACGATCTGGTCGATGAGGTGCCGCAGTGGGAGCAGAACCTTGAGGTCGGTGTCGTTCATGCTGCGGGCCTTCCTGCTTCGGTGTAGCGGGCGGGGTGGACGGGCCTGCTGTCGGGGAGTTCGTTGCCGTGGTCGTCGCGGCAGGGGTAGGTCTGCAGGACCTGGCAGGTGGGGCAGGGGGCGGTGGCGATGGCGTGGGCGGCTTCGGCCCGGAGCTGTTCGGCTCGTCGCTCGGTGAAGCTCATGCGGCCTCTCCCTTGCCGGCCGCCCGCTGCTCGGCCTCTTCGACTAGTGCGATGAGTTGGGCTCGGATCGGATCGGTGTTGATCTTTCCGCCGAACTCGGCGGGGGCGATGAAGCCCTTCCAATGGCGTAGGCCCGGAATCTTCTGCAGCTGCTCGGCGAGGTCCGGGTAGCGGTTGACCAGGGCGCGGCGTCGCTCGCATTCGGCGGCCCGCTCGCGGCCGACTTCCTTGACGTAGTTGGCGAGGTCGCGCTGCTGCCGCATCGCCTTGACGTCGTCGGCAGTTACCGCGGCAGTGATAGCGCGGGCCGGCGTGGGCGCCCGGTGCCCTTGGACCACGGCGTGCCGCTCGGCCTTGAGCGCGGCCACAAAGTCGTCGCCCGTCGCAGCGTCGGGATCAACCTCGGGGTGCTCGTGCGGCTCGAAGGTCCCAGTGTGCTGCCGCATCCGTTCCCGCACGGTGGTCCGCCACCGGTCAGCGATGTCGCTGGGCTTGATCGGGAACGGGGAATCGGCGTAGTGCCGGCCGACGGCGTTCATGGCGTAGTCGGCGGGAACATCGGCGAGGACTGTGGCCCACAGGGCGGTGAGGCCCTTCAGCTCGTCCTCGTCGTCGGGGAGGACGCGGGGGTCGGCGTAGGACACCTGCTTCAGGAGCAGAGGAATCTGGCTGGGGTTCACGGGTTTTCTCCTGCGGCGAGTTCGTTGGAGAGCCGGTCGAGGAAGTCGCGTGATGCGTTGCGGCGGGCTGCCTGCGGGGAGGCGGGCTGCCGGACGACGGGGAGGCGGGTGACGCCGGGGCCGGTCTGGGTTTCGGGCTCGAGGCCTTCCCAGTCGTCGATCCAGGCACTGGCCCGGCTCGGGGCTCCGCGGTAGCGGGAGTTACCGACGGCCATGGCGACCATGGCGGGGATTCCGATGCGGTCGCGGACTTGGCGGATGCGTTCGATCTGGGAGGCCTGGAGGTTCCAGCTGACACCGCTGATGCCCGCATCGCGGATGGCCCGCTTGAGGTCGCCGAGCGTGTCGTAGGAGCGGATGCCGGGGTCGCAGGCTGCTGCCCCACTACCTCCGAAGGAGGTAGTGGGTACAGGCGTGGTAGTGGCATGGATACCCGTGACGTTTTCGTCACGGCGTGACTCATGGCGCTGACCTGCGCTGGAGTCTGAACTTTCAGATTTTTCCAGTGCAATTTCACTGTTTTTCGCGGACGATTCTTCTTCGATTCGATCCGCTTTCTCGGAGCTTTTCGCTGCGGCGGCCTGCTCCTCGCGGTGCTTGGCCTGCCTGTCGCGGGCCTTCTTCTTCTCCGCCTCGTGCTTGGCACGGGAGGTGTTGCGGCCGTCCTCGAGGAAGTCGTGGATCATGTAGTCGCCGGCTGGGGGGTCGGGGCAGCGGCTGCAGTCGTGGCCGTGCTCGTGCCACAGGCCGGCCTTGACGAGCTTGGCCGCTTGAGGGGCCGAGCCGTAAAGCTGGGCTACGACTGCTGGGACGTGGCCTTCGGTGATGTGCTGGGCGGAGTAGGAGCCGCACCGCAGCCACAGACCGAGCGCCGCGTTTCCCGCCCGCAGGAACTTGGGGTGGGAGTGCGCCTTGTCGTCGATCTTGAACCAGGGCATCAGGGGCTTCTCTCTGGCGGCTGTGCGGTGGAATGGAGGGGCTAGACCTGGTCGCCCTTGCGGCTGTTGCAGGGCCGGCACAGGGTCTGGAGGTTGTCGACGGTGTCCGGGCCGCCGAGCGACCACGGATGGATGTGGTCGAGGCTGAGGTCCTCACGCGAACCGCAGTGCAGGCAGGCGTGGCCGTCGCGGGCATAGACCTGGACGCGAACTGTGGCGGGTATGACAGCCCTGCTGACCCGGCCTCCACGGAGCGCGATCTTCATCGCTTTCCGCTCCTCGCGGGCCTTGGCCTCATCGGCGAGTCGAGCCATCTCTGCGCGCCGGCCAGGAGTGAGGAGCTGCAGGACGTCGTCCTTAGCCCACCTGTAGCCGGTCTCGATCCGGGCGAACCCGTGGGCAATCAGGTGGCCGACGGCCTGGCGGATCTCGTGTTCGGAGAACTCGAGCTCTTCGCTGAGCTGCGCGTAGTTGAGTTCGACGGATACGTCGCCGCCGCAGTGGGCGTCGATGTAGTGGACGAGGGTTTTGGCGATGCCGGAACCAAACTTGGTCCGGCTGCACCAGGTGGTGTCCATGTAGCTGCCGAGCAGCGACGTTGAGGGCACGAGACGTCTTCTCTCTTCCTGGCTGTGCGGGTGGTGGGCTAGGCGGCGAGTGCGGCGTCGACTTCGGCGAAGGTGAGGCCGAGGCGGGTGGCGGCTTCGGTCCGCGGGACGCCGGCGACGGTGACCATCCACACGGCTTCTGCGGCGAGCTTCTGGGGCTTGGTCAGGCCGTACTCGGGGATGAAGTGCTGGTCGTCGATGGCGCCGGGGAACTTCGCCCAGTACGAGGGCGGAGCCCAGTTGTTCTGTGCGGCCTGGGCGCGGGCCCGGTTGGCCTTTGTCTTGCTGATGCCGCCGCGCTCGCCGGGCCTGCGCTGCAGCTCCTCGTAGGCGGCGGTGATTGTCGCTGCTGTGCTGCCAAGGACGCGTTGGCGCCGCTGGATGTCGCTGACGCTGTGCCGGTTCAGGCCGATCCGTTCCGCGAGGTACTTCTGGGGCCAGCCGATCGCGGCCAGCGCCTGAATGCGGCGCTGCGTGCCGGTCGCGTTGACGAGGAATGCCAGGGACGAGTCCACGGGGACGGCGAGGATCTTGTCCGCGACGTCCTTGCGGGCACCCCGCTTGCGGGCTCGGACGTTGCCCGAGTAGTTGACGTGGTTGAGGAAGCCGGTGATCGTCCGGTTTGGGAGGCCGCTGAGGACCTGGATGCGGTGCATGGACATGCCGGAGGCCATCAGCCGGAGGACGTGCTGGCGCACCGGTTCGGCGTCTACGAAGGGCTGCCAGGTGCCGGCCTTCATGGCCGCGTAGCGGGCGTTGGAGTAGGCGCGGAGGGCTTCGCAGCAGTCCCAGCACTTGCAGCCGTGGTGCTTGCGGCGGGAGATGGTTCCGTGGGGCGGAAGGGTGGTCACGGCTGGTCCTTTCGGTGCTGGCGCTGGGTGGGGAGTTGAGTGGTGCCGCGGGGCGGGTCGGGCCAGATGTCGTACAGCTGGGCGACCTCGATGTCGCGGCGTGCCTTGGCGAGGTCGCGGCGGACGTCGTCTTCGGTGCGGCGGGTGGTGGTGCTGGCCTGCCAGGCGGCCCGGTCGTCGTCTTCGTCGTCGCTGCCTCGGTAGCTGCTGGCGAGGACGAGGAGGGCGCCGATGGCGATGACGACGGCCCAGTCGTAGGCGGTCATGCGGCAGCCCTCCGTGCTGCGGCGGTGCCCTTCCAGGTCCGGAGTCCGGAGTGGTGGGAGGTGGGCCGCGGGGAGGTGGTCCAGCCGACGGGGCGGTGGTAGCCGGCCTCGCGGAGGAGCGTTGCTAGGCGTCCCCACATGTGGCTGTCCGGCGGCTGGGAGATCCGGTGGCGTTCCGCGATCTCGTAGATCGTGTAGGTCTCGCCGCTGGCTGCGGCGGCTATGTAGAACGGCCAGGCCTCCTCGAGCCAGGTCTCGTAGTCCTCGGCTATTCGGCGGGCGGCGGGGATGGTGGGGGTGGGGATGGAGCCGTCGAGGTGGGGCTGCACAGCGGTCATGGCGTGGACCTCCGAGATGTGCTCTGCTTGGGGTGGGCCGCCCCCGATTCCGGCGAGGGCGGCCCAAGTGCTGCTACTGGGCGCTCGCCGTCAGCTCGTCGGCGCTGACCCGCACCGGGGGGAACTCCTCGTCGACGGTGACTTCGCCGCGCTGGATGGACTGGTAGATGACCTGCAGCTGGCCGAGGTCCAGGTCGGTCCACTTGCCGGAGGGCCGGCCGAGCTTGGTCTCGATCTGGTCGCCGGTGACGCCGATTCCCTCGAAGGCCTTGATGGCGTCGGCGACGCGCTGGGCGCGGGGGACTTCGCTGGTGCCGCCGCTGAGGGTGTTGGTGCAGGCGGTCTTGGCCTGTTCGATGAACCAGACCGGCAGCACCGTGAAGATCATTTCTCGGAGGCGGCGGGCACCGTTGTTCGCGTTGTTCTCGTAGATGTCCCGGAAGTCCGCGAGCTGCTCGGCCTTGCCCTTCGCCCACCGGGCGTGAGGCACGATGAACGTGGTCGAGGCCCGCTCGTTGGACTCCATGTCCCAGGCCCAGGCCTGCATCTCGGACTGCTTGAACTCGTCGTCGCGGCGCAGCTCGGAGACACCGAACTGGATGTTGCCCCAGCAGCGGGCCAGTTCCTTGGCCAGCTGGATCGTCTCGCCGGACACCTGCGAGCCGCCGCGGGGGAACCGGAAGAAGGCACGCTGGGCGAGTTCGATCTGCGAGCAGGCATTGCGCATCTTGGCGATGGCGGTCGCCTCGTTGCGGGGGAACTGGCGGGCCACGATGACCGCTGCCTGGACTTCGGCGACCGCACGGGACTGCTCGACCGCGGTCCCCTGCCCGACCCTGTCGGGGGCCGGCGCGGACTGGAGGTTGGCGGGGTAGTTCACGAGTACTCCTCGTCGTGGCGGAGCTGGGCCCAGACGGGCAGGGAGGTGATGGCGACGCCGTCGTGATGGCCGGGCCAGTGGCCGGTGGCCTTACATTCGGCGTAGATCTCGATGGCCCGCCGGTTGCGTTCACGGCCGCGGCGGACGGTTTCGCGGTCCAGCTCGACGACCGTGATCAGGTAGGGGGCCGTCTTCTCCTGGAAGACGAAGACCATGACCGTGTCCTCGTCGCCGAGGTCGAGGGCTATCGCCCCGTCGCGATACCAGGCGTCCTGGCTGTGGTAGCCGTGCTCGTTGACGGCTCGGCTGATCGCTTCGAGGCTGGCGTCTGTCGTTGTCTTGTAGTCGGCGATGACGAGACGGGTGCCGGTCTGGCGGTGCTTGGTCCAGTCGATGAGCGCTCGGCGGGTGATCCCGGACGGGCCGTCCTTCCAGAACAGGGCCTGCTCGGGGATGCCTTCGCCGGGGGTGAAGAGGCGGCCGGCGATGGGGTGCTGCCGGATGGCGGCAGCCATCGCCTGGACCTGCTCGTACTCCTTGGCGAGGAGTGGGGTGAGGCCGTCGAAGCGGGCTGCGTCTCGGTCGGCCTTGGCGGCTTTGGTGGTGTAGTTGTCGTGCTGGATGACGGCGATGTTGGCGCCTTCGCCGAGGACTTCGCGGTGGGCGGCGTGTCCGAGGTCGAAGATTCGCTTGGGGGCTTGGCCGTGTTCGCGTTCGTAGTGGTAGGTGGCGGGGCTGCGGTCGAGGATTCGGCGGGCGCCGCTGGAGGAGAGGCTGCCGCCGGGTACGGGGTCCAGGTGGTAGTCCTCGGCAGTCATGGAATAGATGCCGGGCTCGGTGACGACGAGCGCCTCGGTGGTCGCGGTCACTGTCGGCTGCCCTGGGCGTCGAGGCAGTCTTCGCAGACGGGGCCTTCGGGTTGCCGGGTGAACGGGCCGTTCTCGTCGCCGCAGCGGGTGCACTTGATGCGGGTCATCGGGGTCCTTGAGGGTGTGGCGGGCTGGGGCCCCGGTGTGGGGGCCCTCAGCGGTGGTGGTTTGGCGCCGGGGCGGCCGGTCGGTGCACGGCTGGCCCCGGCGGGTCTTCAGGCGCCCGGCACGTGGGCCGGGTCGGGGCTGGCGAACGGCGCCAGGTGGAGCGGCAGGACCGGGTTCGGCTGGGTGTCGGTGACGGCGGGGTGTGCGGTGAGGGAGGAGACGGCCTGCTGGTTCTGTCGCGTGGCCTCGACCGCCCGGGCGAGTGCTTCCCCGAGCTGGTTGGCCTTCGCGTTCGCCGCGTCCCTCGCCGTGTTGGCCTCGGCGAGCCGCTGCTGGAGGAGCCGGATGCCGGCCTCAGCTTTGGCGAGCTGGTGCTCGAGGACAGCGACCCGGTCTATGGCCCGGCGCTGGCCCCGAGGGCGGGCTATGAGGAGGCTCACCACGTCCTGCCGATCTCGTGGATCTCGCCGGTGCGCTGTCGGACGTCGCCGATCGGTTCGCCGTCCCACAGGGACATTCCGATCTGTGTGACGAGGCCCTCGCTGGTCTCCACCCAGGCTTGCCCGTGGCCGTCCAAGTAGAGGCGTCGCCGTCGGTCGTTCGGGTTGTCTTCCCGTTCGCCAGAGGCGGCCTGGATGACGGCTGCCGGCGTGAACTTGCCGTCGGCGGTGTTGCCGTCGGCGTCCACTTCCCGGCACAGGCCATAGACGGCGTCGAGGCAGCGGCTCAGGTAGGCCATCTCGTCGCGGAGGGTGGGCTCCTTGCCGACGTACTTGGCCAGCAGTTCGGCCTGCTCGCCGATCGTCCGCTCGGCGATCTTCAGCTTGGTGCGGAGCTCGGTGAGCTCGGCAACCATCGGGTCAGTGGCCACAGTCGGCCTCCCACGGTGCGGGGCACCCGTTGTGTCGGCACCCGAGGACTCGCATTCCGCTGCCGTGAGGGCTGCACTCGAACAGTCCGTCCTCGGCCTCGACGGCGTCGATGACCCGCCAGATCAGAGCCCGGCCACCGGCGCGTACCGCACTCGGATCAGCCGACCAGTTGATCAGGCCTGCCATGGACGCCGCCGCCCGCATCGCCTGCTCCTGCCGCTCGAAGATTCCGAGGAGGAGGCCCGAGTGGTGGATCAGTCGGGTGCGGTCGTCGAAGAGCGGGATGTCGTGGACGAGCAGGCCCGGTGTCTCGGTCTGCTGCGGGGTGACGGTCGCCGTACTGCCGGCGCCGAGGCGGATGGTGAGGGTGGAGCTCACGGGTTCCCCCTAGAGATTCGGTGCCCGAGGGCGATGAGTAGGGCGCCAGTCACGGCGGCAGCAGCGGTCAGCCAGGAGGCACGGCGGACGGTCACGGCGTCCCCCAGTCGGGGACCTCGACGAACCCGGCGGCGACCGACTCCCGGACGGCGGGGTCCTTCACCCACTTCGGCGCCTGCCGGCGGGCGGCCTGGCCGTTACGGATCCGCCGCTGCAGCTTCAGCCACTTCGACCGGCAGGCCACGCAGTAGCAGGTGCTGGGCTGGTGCGTGGCCGCGTCAGCCGTCCGCTTCTCGGCGAGCCGGCGGATCAGGGCCACCTCGTCAGCGACCGGCAGCCGGCGGACCCACGTACCCTCGTCGACGCTCATGCCGCACGCTCCAGGTCCGCGGACTCCCGGTGGTCGGCCTGCTCCAGCAGCGCGGCAGCCAGAGCACGGAGCGCTTCCGGCGACGAGCCGTCCGTGTGGAGCGTGACCGGGCCGAGGCGGATCCACGAGTGGATGCCGAACTGCTCGCCCTTGATCTCGCCCGGGTTGTCGGTCAGGTGCACGGCCAGCGTGCCCACGGTCGTGCTCACGACGTGCCTCCGGCGGTCAGGTACGGGCGGACGAGGAGCGGCGGGACGGCCGGGTCGTCGAGCTGGTGGTGCCACTCGCTGTCGATGCCGTGCCGCTCATAGGCGTCAGGCGCCTCGTGGAGCTCGGCAGCGACCTGGGCCAGGTGCGCGGCCGCGGAGGCCCGGCGGGCCAGCTCCTCCGGCGACGGCGTGTAGCGAGTACGCGGCACGTCCAGGCGGGCGATGGCCGGGGAGGTGGTGTCGACGGGGAGAACGTCAGCCACGGGACTCACCCCGCATCGACATCAGAACGCCGATCGCGAAGTTGATGCCTTCAGCGCGCTCGGACAGCGGGGCCAGCCGGAACGTCTCGTCGAGCCGGACCTGGGCCTCGGCCAGGACCTCGGCGCGGTAGGCGTCGAGCCGCTTGCCGAACTCGGCGGCATCCTCGTCTGACTCGTGAGCCATGTACGCCTCAAGGGCGTCACGGGCGCTCATCGGACGACCTCCGTCGGCTGCGGGTACGTCGCCAGCACCTTCAACGCACGGTGCATGTCAGCGATCTGCCACTCGCGGCCCACGGCGGTCACCGCAGTACGGCACATCAGGTACCGGGCGCGGGCAACCCTCAGGTCGCGAGCCGCCTCACGAATGCGATCCGGGTAGTGGGACTCGATCAGGTCCACGACCGGATCGGGCATGATGTGGGACATCGGTCCTCTTCTCCTTGCAGGTTGTGTGCAGGTGAGGGGTGGATCGGGAGGCCTCGGCCGGCGGTGTGTGGTAGCCCGGCGGTCGGGGCCGCATAGCCGGCTAAGCGGCGATGGGGGCGACTGCGGTGCGTTCGTTCTCGCGGCGGATGTCCTCCGCGGTGAAGGTGATCCGGCCACCGTCCAAGTGGCACCAGACCTCCCGCCGGTTGCACTTCCGCTTGAGCACGCGGACGCTCCGGTAGGGCAGAAGCTTGAGAGCCACCACCTCTTCAGGCGTCCATCGGACGAGTTCCTGCTCGGCGTCGGCCTTCTTCTTCAGGGCGGCCGCGTAGTTGTCCTGCTGGGCCGGCTTGCGGCGCCGCTTGACCGGGGGCGTTTCGGTGGCCTCGACGGTCACGTCTTCTCCTTGTGTGTGATTGCCTCGGTGGGGACACCGAGGGCGTCGGCGATTTTCTGGACTGAGGTATCCGCCACATGCCGGATCTGTCCTGTCTCGATTCGCGAGAGGTATCCGCGGTCCAATCCGGTAATGCGTTCGAGCAAGCGGAGGCTCTTGTTCTGAGCCTTCCGTATGGCCCGTTGTGCCGGTCCGTTCGGTCTCACGCTCAGAAACTACGCCTCTGCGGGCTCAATGCGCAAGCACTCTGACGACACTCTTGGCTCACTTTCAGAGCGCGACACTGCGTGACAGGCGCACACGGGGCGCACACAAGGAGCGCGAGATGCAACCGAGAACGGCTGAAATGCTTACTAAGCAGCAGGTCAAAGCGCGGGAAGTAGGCTTCTTGGTTGCACGAGGTTGCGGCATCATGTGCCCATGGATCGCGACTGGGCACGGCTAGGGAAGGCACTCCAGGCCGCCCGCAAGGCCTCCGGAGTCACACAAGAGCAGCTCGCGGACGAACTGGGCGTGGGCCGCTCGGTCGTCCAGCTCATCGAGCGGGGCAAGCAGTTCAGTAAGCCCTCACAGACCCAGCGCGCCTTCGCGCGCCGGGTCGGATGGGCCGACGGCTCTATCGAGGCAGTACTGGCCGGCGGCGAACCGACCGTTGAGCCTGCCGCCACTCCCCCGCCGGTCCCAGATGACGCGCTCACGGAAAGCCGGCTGCCCCTGCGAATCGTTGACGAACTCGCCGACGACGGCGCACTCCTGGACACCACGGTTGTGCCGCTCGGCGACGACGCCCGCATGGTCGTCGTCGTGAAGGGCAAGCCGGGCGCCAGTGCTGCCGAACTTCGGCGGGACCTCGAGAAGTGGCGGGTGGCATATCAGCACCTGCTCGAGGCCGTCGAAGTGGAGCGCGATGGCGAGGATGGCCCTGCGGCAAACCAGGCTTAATTCAGCGTTGGACGACTTTCGTACACCCCCTCCCAACTGACCCCCTGATGTGGTTCGATAACAGAACGTCGACCATGGGGCCACCAAGAGGACGAGGGGTGGCCGATGTGTGTCCACGTTTTCCGAGTTCCTGGCAAGATGCCGAATGGCACCCTCGTCTGGGTTGACCGGCAACTTCCACACACCTGCGTCCTTGTCGACCCTGCCCTCTTCCACGAGGGCCATCTGACCGACAGGGCAGTTGCCGTCATCGACGAGGCCTTGGCCATCCACGTACCCGGGCTCACACTGCGGTCGGCCCCGAGCTGCGAGCGCCCCCTGCTGCGCGCTGTGGCCGGCTGACGGCCCGCCGACGCGAGAGGTCCTCATGGCATACGCCGAGAAGGTCTACAAGGTCCGCAACGGCAAGCAGACCAAGCAGTTCACGTGGCGGTGCAGGTACCTGCGGCCCGACGAGAAGTGGGGAAGCCGGCCCGGCTTCCCCACGAAGAAGCTCGCGGAGGAGTGGGGAGAGGCGCAGGAGACCGCGATGAGGGAGGGTCGTTGGATCGACCCGAACTTGTCCGCCAAGAAGTTCGGAGTCTTCACGAAGGACACGTGGATGAAGGCCCAGGCCGTCCGCGGCCGGACCACGATGAACCAGTGGGAGCGGCTGGAAGCTCACATCCTCCCCGAGTGGGAGCACACTCCGCTGATCGCCTTCAACTGGTTCGATGTCGAGGCCTGGGCGAGGAAGGTGGCCAAGACGGCGGCCCGCAGCACGGTCAAGGACTGCGTGCAGCTCATGGCCCGGATCCTGAACGGCGCGGTAGACGCGAAGCACCTGGCGGTCAATCCGCTGGCGGGGCGGCGCCTCACGGGCATGCCCGCGGACACGGCGAAGAAGAAGCCCGACGAGGAGCGGTGGGCCACACCCGAGGTTGTGCTCCAGCTCGCGCGCCGGCTCGGGCCTGCTTATGGGATGCACGTTCTTACGGCTGCTTTTACGGGCCTGCGCTGGGAGGAGCTCGTCGGTCTCCACCGGCGGAACGCGCTGCTAACCCGGAAGCAGCGGCATGACGGGAAGGTGTTCTCCTGTCCGATCATCCGGATCGACGAGGACGAGGGCGCTCTAGCCGAGTATTACATCCGCGACGAGGAGGGGAACCGGAAGATCTTCCGGGGGCTGGAGCCTCCGAAGAACGGGCCCTCGGCGCGGGACGTTGACCTACCACCGTTTCTAGCTCAGCTGCTGCGAGAACACCTGAAGGAGTGGAAATACGACTTCGTCTTCTGCACGCCGACCGGCAAGTGGTGGTGGCGCTCAGAGTGGTTCCGCATCATCAGGCCGGCGGCCGACGGGCGGGAAGCCCGTCCGAAGGCGCGCGGCACAGCACTCAAGGAGAAATGGGAACCAATCATGCCGGGGCTGACGATGCGCGACCTGCGGCATACGCACGACACGTGGCAGGAGCAGATCGACGTGCGGCCGGTGTTGGGGTACGAGCAGATGGGGCATAAGTACCCTGGCATCAAGGGCACGTACCGGCACCCCACGCCCACCATGCGGCAGCAACGCCTCGACGGGCTTCAGGAGCTGTACGAGCGGGCGATGGGAAACCTCGGGTGGGACTCCGTCTGGGAACGGACCAGATCCCCTAAATCTCTCCTAAATGATCTTCCTGGAGAGGCTTCCGAATAG